CGATATATATATATATATATATCTGAGGGCGTTTCTAAGGTTCATATCGTGCTCCTTTCTCATAGCGGCGTGGCAAAATCTTGCAGGAAACTCAGCAGCCCTCCGGTGGGAGGTTCGGTGAATGCGACAGTGCGGTATGCAGCACCTTTATGCCATTTTGAATTTCCATCGCCGTAAGAATAAATTCTTACGCTGTCATAATCCATGATTCGAATCCAGCCTTTACTAACCTTTATCGAAGAAAACTTTTCCCCGTTTGAGTAAAAAGCAGCATAAAAGGTTTCCCCCCGGTCGATTAGCATTTTTTCGTTAAAAAGCCATTTATACAGCTTCTTCTTCCGCCGCCTCATGTTCCAGATCATATCCTTACCCCCTCACCCAAGATAGTTGATGGGGGAAATCGTCACATAGACGTCGATGCCCACCGTCGGCACGGTGTCGGCGTAGAATGTCACGCTGTTCGCACCCTGAGCAACCATCTGAATGCTCGCCTCGTCGTAGGGATTGCCCGCCGCCGTGTTCACGGGCGTGGGAATCAGCAGCTGCTTTGTCGCGTCCGAAAGCACGCCGCTGCATGTCACCGTCTGCTGCTTGGTGCTGCTGTTCCACCCCGAGGCGGTTAGCGTCACCTTTCGCGTGGTCGGCCGCAGCGCATAGTCCGTGCCCGCCGTCGCCGCTGCCAGCCCGCCCGAGCCATTGCCCTTGATGAGGGAGGTGGTGACGGGGACAGTCGGCACGCTCACCGTGACCGCGCCCGTCTTGCCGTTGACGCTCGTCACGGGGTACGGCGGCGGGTTGTCGGAGGAATATTGCCGCTCGTTTGCAACATTGCCAAGGCCGACGTCGCTCTTGCTCACGCTCTGCAATGCACTGTCTGCCCTGCTGAGACTCGCCTTGATGCCCGCAGAGACGTCGTTGGTCGTCACGGCATCTTTAAAGGCAAGCCAGCCGAGGTCGTTGAACCACTTGGCGATCTTGCCCATTAAGATCGCAAGTTTCGTACCGGATTCCAGCGCCGTGCGCGTGGAGGCAACTGTAAAATTCACTGTGGTATCGCTGCTGTTGCCATTAAAACCGAGATACCCAGATGTGTCCTTGAATGAGTAGTTCCAACTCCATTCTGAGTTTTGGCTTTCTCTGTAGAGGGTAAGCTCCTGTATAGTAAAAAGGTTGTTAGATATTCCGCTATACAAAAATCGGAGGGTGGCTCCCCCGGTTTCCGCATTGACGAGGGTATAATTGCAAAAATATGTCTGTTTGTTGTAACTCAGCTCTATAACTTTTCCAGCTTGTACTGCTGTAAAAATTTCATCAGGAGCAGGATTTGATACATACGGATCAAACAGACCGTCTCCCGTCAATGTCGCGTTAACCACGTCTTTCTCGCGGTCTTGCCATTTCTGCCCATCGGCGGTCTTGGTGAGCAACTGCCCTTCTGTCGCGGTTGCGTCATTTGCAGGCTTGTCGAGTTTGCCGCTCACATCAGGCGTCGGAATGGTTGCAATCTTATCATCGACGTATTTGTAAATATCCAACTGTTTGCCCTGAGGGTCATAGGTGGAAGCATGCATATCACCGTCCGCCGGTGCATCTTTCCACTCCCAACCGGTGGCAGTCTTTGTCAGTAACTGACCGTCCTTCCCGCCGGAAGGAATCTCATCTGGGTTGATCTGCACGCGCTTCTGTTTGCCTTCCACCATCAAGTCGACATAGAAGTCGCCACCGTCCTCGGTCACATAGGCGTAACCCTCGTGGAACGGCGTAATGTCGGTGGAGATGCGCGAACTCGGACCTTTCAAAATCTTAAAGAGCATTCGATCACTCCTTGCTAAAATTTTTCTCTAAAAGCTCACCAAGGAATGCTCGGTTCGCTTTCCCGTATCTTACTGTCAAAAAGCTAATAGAATGGGGAGGGTTGATGCCCTCCCCTTTTTATTGAGTTATTCCGCTCAGAAAGAGCCCCACTCGAGCTTATTATCCGTATAGGACTTCGCATCGGTAAGAGCCTGCGCAGCGGAACCATTCGTGTCATAATTTCCAGCGAGGCCATCTGCATACTTCTTTGCGTTTGTCTCAGCGGTGCCAGCAGCGCCGACCTTATCATAATTCTTCGCAAGACCGTCCGCATAGCCCTTGGCATCTGCCAGAGCCTTCTTGATGGAGCCTTCCTGAGATGCCTCACCGTTGATCACCTTGATCGCACCTTCCGCAGAGGTAACGCGCGCGGCAAGCGCAGTCTGATCAGCAGCCTTCGCGTAATCGCCGATCTTGAGTGCCGCGATCGCGTCCTGCACGTAAGCAACAACGGTGGCCTTTTCGCCAGCGCCGCCAATACCCTTCACGATCGCCTCAAGCGACTTGATCGCAGAGTTCATCGACGCAGCATCAGTCTTATGTCCGGAAATCCAGTCAGCAATCTCCTTGAGCGTGTCGAACGCTGGATCTGCACCAGCCACGATCTTAGCAACCTCAGCTGCCGCGATCTGACGTGCAGACTGACCAGCGTCATCTCCGACGATAGTTGTTACCGTCTGGGTAAGGCCTTTCAGCGATTCGTCGGACGCAATGCCTGCGGTCTTGTCGTCAACATATTTCTTGACGGTTCCATCGATTGCTCCGATCTTCTCGGAGAGCTTAGCGTCAACTTCACCGGCCGTCACATAAGTGGCGCCTTTTGTCAGTGTCAATTTGCGTCCATCTTCGGAATACACCGCCGCAGTAACTGCATTACCGGCACCAGTTACTTCAACGGAAGTCATACCAGTGTTGCGGTTGATCTGCACATAATTGCTTCCATTCCACTTCGCAAGACAGTTGATGTCCTTCACGTAATAGAGCGCCGTAACACTTGGGTTTGTGTTCGCTTCAAGGGCTTGTACATTGGCAAACTCCTGAAAATCACCCAGACGAATACGAGACGTGCTGCTCACATCAAGATACATAGCACGCTCATCGGTTGTTACGTAGAACGTGCCTTCGTTATATGTTGCGGGTAACTTAGCGACCGGTCCCCGCTTAAATGAAATCATAGCCATATCTTCTTCACCTCTCCATCAGACGATATCTTCCCACGTCAATCCGCGAGACAAATCGTTGATGACGTCTCCCAAAGATTGCCCTTGGTGCTCGATTTTTTCACTGGACACCTGAACAATATTAAGAGTTCCAGAATTGTCGATCTCGAATTCATTTTGATTCAAGTCCGCCTTGGCGATCGGTTTAATCCCAACTGGCTCAGATTTTTCAAGCTCCGTCAATCGTTCGTTAAGACCAGTTACTTTTGCGATCTCAACAGCTTTTAATTCAAGCTCGCCGGTCTCGCCGATTTGGAATTCTTTTCCGGGCTTCATTCCTCCAGAGACAACATCTTTCTCGATTCGTTCTAACTCGTCGGTAAGCCCGGTGACGTGGCTAATTGGAATTGCTTTCACAGCGAGCAGCCCATCGTTATTTAATCCGATCGTGTCTCCGTCGAATCCATAGAATACGGGCCGCCAGCCGTCGCGTGCATCATTTAGAACATAGCCATTCCCCGTGTCGGCGCAAAAATAAAGCTTCCCGTCAGCGGCTTCTGCCGCCAACGGAAGCTTTGAATATGCCGGAACAACTCGCAAACCGTCGCTGTAAAGGTCATTGCCTTTATACAATTCCTTGCTGTCTGTACAAAAATACAGAGCATTTGCGTCCCGTTTTGCAAGGCTGAGAAATGTGGCTTTTGTTCCTTTTTTGTAGAGAACCTTTACTGCCATTTATTCACTCTTCCTTCGACTTTGTTCATCACGGTCACATATCACTCCACTCTTCCTGATTCACAGAGGCAGCTCTCGAAACCTCTGTCATATCGGACCATGCAGCAGCAACGGCATCTTTGATCTCATCCGCGTAGCCATCACCGGGAACCACAACGACATCTCCAATGGGTTCATTCTCGGCCGTCATCTGTAATCTACGGGATTCCGAGTCATATGCCAGCCCATCAGCTTTTTCACGCGACAACTTGGCAATCTTCTCCTCGATGCGATCAAGCTGGCTCTGTGTTTCCTCAGGAAGACATGTTTCGATCTCTTTCGATTCCAGAATCTCTACACGAACACGCGACGTAATGAGAACCGTCTCTGAATCTGTGCTTAAAATCTTCAGCCACAGTTCCACTTCTCCGGATTGCGCCGTCAGTCCACCGCCAACAGGCAATCGATACTGGTAGTAGCTTCCATTGTATTCGTCGCGGTTCAACTCCAATTCTTCTGCATGACCACTCCCGTCGGGAGAGACATATCTCAGAAACACGTTCACCCCCGAAAGATCGGTCGTTCCATTCAGTTTAGGGAGCAAGAATAAGATAGCATCTGCGTTCTTTTCGCCTTTATAGATTGAGGCATATTTCGTCACAACGAGGGTTTTTGCCTCGTCCATTTTGATTACATACACTTACCCACCTTCTTTCTTCAGGTCGCCCCAAGTGAACACTTTCGCTTGGCATTGACCGAGAGCGTCGATGAGCTCTTTGATTTTTGCATCAAGAATCATCATGTTGGAATCAGCTTGATCGCCCGATAATTCCGTGCGATAGGTGATAAATTTTTTCTGGTTGTTTGCTTCTGGTGTCAAATGGAGACCAAGATTTGGGCTCTTGTCCATTACTCGATCACCACCCTTTCAAGATCTTTCAGTGCAATAGAATCCATGTCCGAGACAAAGGAATGATCGTACTGACTAAGCGGCGCCCACGCAACAATCACACTATTCCGAATAGCTGAGCCAATCTCGGTTTCACACTGCATTCCGCGAGTAGAAGAGATCGTTTTGGAATCGATTAGACCTGCCAATACTGACGCCGACCAATCACCCACTGCGTACAGTGACAGTACGCCACGCCCATTGCCTTGCAAATCAATGACATCGTTGCCATTAGCAAATGTTCGGTATCCTTCCATTGTCTTCCCGCAAAGAGTAATATCAATCTCTTCCAGAAGCGTAGGCATTCCGCACGCAGACAAAACGTCCGACGGCCCAATTTCTATGGTTACGTTATCCAATAGTTTCACAGGGATCGAGTACACTGCATCAGAAATAAAGCCGCCAAGTGTCATTGTATTCTCAGCCATTGCGTGCAGCTCATAATAACCGGACGCGATTGGAGTTATCGTCAGATCCACCCCGCCGACCGCTGGCAGAAACGACGCAGACAACACAGGATTTGCCTGTATGCAAATCGTTTCACCGCCAACGGCAGGCCAGATCAACACAGATTCAGCAAGTTTTGGATCAACCTCTGTCGAGCTACTCGACGCTACCCGCAGCACTACATACCCAGAGCCATTTGCCGCAGTCTGCGCCGTCACGCCGGCAGACCGAATGTAGCTTAGCACATAGGGTAACGACGTCTCCGGAACGATATACAACGAAGACCCGCTTGTCCCCGTCTCCGCTAAGAGCTGGCTAACGATCGACTGAGCAATGCCAATGGCATTAGACCCAGACATCTGGTAAGTAGACTTTAGCCCTGCAATTTCGGCGTCGCCGAAGCTCAGCATGCCGAGCAGGACAGCCCTCCGTCGATCAACTCTTTCGAGGATTGCGGAGGCATCATTTTGCGCATGTAATTGCCGGTGCTTATCCGCGTCACCTTTCGGCCACAAAATTGCTGAGACCTTGTCCATTGGCCTCTCCTTACTCCGATACGTTCTTCAGCGTCAGGGTCAAACCATTCGCAAGGAAGCGCAGTTGGCTATCAGCCTGCACGATGCGGTTACGATCCAGCTTACCAGCCATCAGCAGGTTGCCTCCCGTCTTGGCATCATACATCACGAAATGGGTGCAAGTGCCCCAGTCCTGCGTCGCGTCAGCGAAAGGAATATCGGCCGCATTCTTGACAACACCATTCTCTGGTGCCGTCAGAGACGCAACCTTCACGCGGGCATAAGCGCTGTCCTTGGGTTCCGTCACGCCCGTGCCGTCCATATTGGGTGCGGTCGTGCTGACGCCAATGTAGTATTCTGTCGGCAGAGCAGGGCTCGTCTTCGTCTTAAAAACGTTTCCTGCAATGACGTTCAGAAAATATGTAGTCGTCATATAGGTTCACCTCATTTAATCGATTTATCGTATACGATCATCGGGCCGCGCAGCTTAGCGACGTTCCCGCGATCATCTGTAATGACTGCGATGTAAAGGTATTTTCCTTGTAGCTTCGCAGTTTCCGCAGCAGTTACAGACAGTCGGAGATTGCAGTGATATCCGGACTCGTTGTTTTCCACCGTCTGCTCGGCGTCAAGCAGCGGAGCCATCTCACGGTTGACAAAATCAATGACCTGCAACCTCGCTGTCACTTCGCCGAGCTCGTAAGGAGCGCCATTCTCGTGGCGCAGGGTCACGATGCGCTCCTTGTCCTCCCCACTGATCAGTTCCCAAGCAGGAAGCCCATAGCTTTTCAAAAACATATTAACCTCCTACCATCACAGGACATTCACAAGTGAATGTGATTTTCACTCTGCCGGTGATTTTCATCCGATTGTCACCGCGGATCAGACGTGGGAACTTGAAGTTGCAGTAGGGATAAAGATTTACCCCAGAGCTGCCAGTCATCACACCGGTCTCACCATCCAGCATGATCACCTCGTTGCTCTGAGGTAAATTTTCCAACTTAAACTCACGGTCGCCATCGTCATGGTTCACGATCGACACACTTGTATCATTCATCTCCAACTTCACTTTGGGGAAGATTGGTCGGTTGGCAGAGCTTCGACACGGCACGACAATATCCGCAGAGCCGTTCACCGTGTAGGTAAATTTCTGCGGCGTAAGATACCCATACGGAGAGTCACAATGCACCGCGGCCTCAAACGCCCACTTATCGTTGGCGTGCTCAAGCACCTTGAGGTCTGTAATGATGCACCGATACTTTACCCTTTCCATATCAGGTTGGTCGATCACCAGGTCGCAGTATTCCTTGCGGTCGGTCAGCCACGCGCTGATCAGCTGCAAGTCATATCTGTCGAGCGGTTCGCGCGTCTCGGCCGCAAATTCGTCTGCACCAAACACCAGTTTGAATTCCAGTGGTTTCTTGTAATAAGTCTGGTAGAAAAGAGACCGATGCCGCCCAGCGACTCGGTCTTCTTCCACTTCGAGCGATGCATATGAGCTATCGCCTTGTCTCGTGCTGTCGAAATCGTACAGCATCAAGCCATATTCTTCGCAGGAGATCCCGTCAAAGCTAAACGAAGATCCGTAGAAGCTCATAGGCCACCTCCCTATCGTAGTTTATTTGAATGTCTTTTCTTCCTCCGGCTCGATTGAGCTAAGTTCACTGATCTCACTCAGAATCGCAGTGCAGCCCGCAAATTCCTGAACAGTTCCGAGGCCTTTTAGTTCTAATGCGCCAGCACAGCTCATCTTGTCCATCGACTGCAGCACAGTCTTGAGCCGGGATTTCACTTCATTCAATGTCATAAGATATCCTTTCTTTCTGTTTGTCACATAATGGTGACGCTCACATTATAAATGTTGTCTGATTCGTAGAAGTTGACAGTGATATCATCGATTCTACCGTAGGTTCCAAAATAAGGGACGTGGTTTCCATCTCTATCCTGAATCTCCATCTTGGTAAATTCGAGATTACTGAACTCCTTAAAATCAGGTACGCCGTTCTTCGCGGCAAGTTCGTAGCGAATGCTCACGTTGAGAGTATTATCGCTCACTCTCTCGCTGAAAGAATCAAACTCGAAGCTCTTTGCCCCAGTTTCCGATTTGTCAAAATAGATCGTTGCTTTCATTTGCCTCTCCTTATAATCGCGTAATAATTGCGTTGATCGTGGTCTTTAGGCTGCTCGACGAGTTGGCAAAATACGCCGCTTTGATTTCGTCTCCTTTCGACCTTGTCCCGACAACACCGCCGTCCATCGACGCGATAGCATTCCGCATCAAATTAAACATTGATGCCGTCATCACATTGCCCGGAGCAACATTGTTCATGCTGGCACTGCTCAGCCCGCTCTTCCGCCTACACCAGTCAACTTTGCTGATCAGCTCGTTCCATTTAGAAGCAAGAATTGCCGACGAAAAGTTAACTCCAGCAGTTACGTTTGAGGCGTCGTTGCTCGTCCACTGGAACTGAGAAATGCGAGTCGAGGCCATTACCGTATTGGACGGGGCTGACGACGATCCGTTCACGTGCCGCACTCGGATATAGTAGCTTCTGTCTGGTGACAGATTGCTAATTGTCATATATCCCTGAGATGTACTCGTCGTCGTAGAGGAGGCCACAATACTGCTGAACGAACTCGAAGTAGACGCCTCTGCTACCCAAGACCCGATTGCCGCTCCGTTACGCTCGAGAGACACTGTAATAGACGTATCGGTGTGGGATGAGTATGAGATCGACGGCGCGATTACGTCGACTTTCCAATGTGCGTAAAGGGTTCTATCCGCGTTCCCAGTAAGCTGAGAGTTGCCCGCGCCAACATAGTTCCCGTTTGCATCATACCAGCCCTCGAAAATATAGCCTGTTCTGATTGGATTTGGCAGCGTAACACTATAATTGTTCCACTGTGCATACATCGTCACAGAACCACTCGTCGCTAAGTCTTTGACACGTTCATGATCCGCATATCTTGTTCCGTTACAAGTCCAATGAGAGAAGCTGCAATTTGCCTTGACGCTCGAATCACTCTTGCCGGAGTAATTGTATTTGTACGTAATCGTATGACTTTTGGTGAACTGGTTGTAATTCAGGTAATACCACGTTCCTTGTTCGCACCCGATCATCGATTCCATACCACCGGCACCGCCATTGGAGTTAAAATAAATATTGTACTTATGTTTCCAAATGGCATACAATTCTAAGTACCCTCCGGAGTTGATATTATATGTACTGCCAAGTTCATATGACGGCCTTGTGGAGTTGGCCGACGTTCCCCAACCACCGAAAGTTGTATTAGTCGGAGGCTCAAATCCACACTTTATCGGCGCTAATGGCTTGAATGAAATAGTAGTGGTTTGAGCGGACACTGTCTGCGTATAATAAGATGGACCATTTCCGCCGTTTGCATAGTATTTAATTGTTGCAGTATAGGTAATTGGCTGACAATACACCATCAATCCAGCACCGGGGCTTGTAGTCGATGTTACCGTCCACCTTCCGGTATTATAGTTATACGTTGCCCCTTCCTGCTTATAGACACCGTAGGTCCCAGTAGATTCATATCCGTCCGGAATTGTTGCTTCGGAGCGTGGAACTTCAATTCTTCCAGCGCCGCTTGATTTCGACAATGGAGCGGACGATTTAATATAAGTTCCGTCACTTTCCACATATCTAAAATAATAGCAATATTCGACGCTGATTGGATCACAAACAACTCCTAATGCTGCACCAGGATTGGAAGTATCCCACACCGTCCATCTCTTAGTCCCCGAATTATATTCCGCATTGCCCTTGAAAACGTCATATGAACCACTTTTGCTGTAACCAGACGGAGCAACTGATTCCGAAACAGGAACTTCAATTCTTCCAGAGCCGCTTGATTTCGACAATGGAGCGGACGATTTAATATAAGTTCCGTCACGAGTTCGATATCGAAAATAATAACAATATGTTTCCGATGTACTGCCACCACCGCCACTGCTTTTCTTGGCATAGTTTAGGTTGATATAGTTTAGCTGCGTGTTTGATAAGCCAGAGAAGGTTCCAGATCGATAAGTTATCCAACTGGAATAATTCTTAACGCCGCTATATTCATAATCGTCATTCCAACCTTCTGTGTTCGCCTTGGCGGTAAGAGCAGACAAGGCAACAGATGATCCAGAGCTTGTGTAGTTAAAATAATCACCAGGATTGCCAGATACATACATTCTTACTTGAATTGTATAACCCATTATCCAAACACCGCCTTACCAGTTCCTATTGCCTGTCGCTCGATGCCGTCATCGACCCAAGCTCCACCGGAGTCAACATACAAAGAATGCTTGCTGTTACCATCGTTGTATGTCATTCGAACGCCGCTATCGGTCACAATAACATAGTTACCGACGGTAGAAGCATTGATCGTCCTATTCGTCGTAGACATTGCAATACCGTATGTGACGCGATCTGCTCCTCCGAATAAAGACGTACTACCTGTAGCGGTCCCGATATAACCAACAGAATCAAACGATGTCCTCGATCCATACCCAACCTGAAATTGACCAAGGGTTCGAACGGAGTTCGCGATTAAAGTAGGAGTCGCCACTTGGGTGAAATCAATATACGTGCTCTTGATGTACTCCGGCACAAGCCCGTCAACTGCATTGCCGATCATCGTGTTCACATCGTCGGCGTCCACCTTGGAATTGATGGTATTTTGTGTACTTTGATCCAATGCACTAAACGAAATGTTGCCGCCATTGATCGTCACGTTGCCCTGCGAGTCGACCTTAAAGTTTGGAGCCTCCTTGCTCGGCACGTAAATTGCGGGGCCAACCAACTCACCGTCGCTCATATCCATTTTTCCGATAAATTTCGACGCGGTCACTGTTCCGGAGAAATTACCAGTCGCCGCCTTCAGCTCACCACTGAACGTTCCGGAGGCAGCTTTCAGCTCGCCAGAGAACACACCGTCGGTCGCGTAGATCGTGCCCTTTAAGTAGGCGTTGCCGAGCATGTCAATCCAGAAGTTTGGATTCGGAAGGTTATCTTTGTTGAGAGATGTCAGATCTTGCTTCACCGTACCGTCAGCCATCACAACGCCATTGACGTTCCCTTGGCCGTCGTATCTGAACAGTGGTGCAGTCGTGGCGTCCTTACCACCCACAAAACCAATGCCGGGGTTCAGAGAGATCAACCCGGTAGCATTCGTGCCACCCTCTGAGAAGTCTTTCGCAAGGTCAAAGCGAGAGTTGTACAGCTTAGCTCCGTCTGCGTCCACGCGGAACACAGCTTTGCCGCCGTCCTGCTTGGCACTTTCAATGATAAGGTTCGAGCCGGCGATCACCGTACCAACCAGATACGGAGCGGCAATACCGTACGCGCTCCCATCATGCACCTTCTCATAGAGATTTTTACTCCAAGCGGTTGCACCATTCGGACTCCACTCCGTACCGTCTGTATCAACGTAGTACGTCTTTGACATATCGCGCGACGTGTCTTTGGTCTTCTCATAGCGGGCAAGGTTGTTGTCGAAGATCTTACCGATCGCCATCTTAGCCGTCGACCAGTTGTCGTCCGTGAAGGCGATCGTGTTATGGATCATCCAGATCTGTTCGTCACCGTACCCACCGGAAACCTCGTCGTAAGTGCGCAGTCGAATTCCGCTCTCGTTCACTTGGATTTCCTGGTGCGCGCCGGACAGTACCGCATTCTTCGCGGCGTCCAGAGCAGAGTCCATAAACTCTTTCACGTAGGTAGATGCGCCGCTGTCGATGAACGAGCTGTAACTCACTCGACTCGACGCAGTGTTCTTACCCATCTTGATGGATTCCTCCAACAGATCGACGAGCTTAAACGCACTGTCCTTCAAACTATACTTGTCTCCAAATAATAGTTTGAAATCGGACAGCTTCTCGAAATTCACCTCAACACCGACCGCAATGGGTGCAAGTACCCGATCGCCGATGTCAATGTATACCTTATCTCCAAGCGTGAGTTGATTTTTGAACACCGCGAAATCTTCCATAGCAAGGAAGTTACCGACGCTTACGGAGAACGTATAGCTCGGCCAGCACAGGTCTTCAAGCTCCTGCTGCCCAAACTCCATCAGATCCCATTCAATTGATCTCTTCTCGTATTCAGAGCAGTTTCTCGTAAAGAAGAAGCTGGATTCTCCGCAATTTGCTGTAAAGTAAGTTCCCTCTACATACTTGTCTCCACCTACATTTGGATCACGTTTCACGTCTGTCTGCACCGAGATTGAAGTGCCGGCCACCGTAACTCCTGCGCTTTCAAAAGCAATGTCTCCATAAGTGCCTTTGTTGAGATAGGCGCTATAAATAAACTTGCCATCACCCTTCTGCTCGAGAGTGGAACGAACGACTTTTGCAGACACGGTGATATCACCGGTCTTCACGGTTACGCTTCCGCCAATGGCAGAATAGACGATGCGACCGCTTTGCATCGTAGCCCCGCTGATCTTTGCCCCGGTAAGAGCAATGCTCACCGAAGGGACAGTAGAACCAATGTCTGGGTCAGCGTAAGACGATACTTTCTTATGGACAAAGCTACTTTCGCTGATTGCGTCTTCTTTGAAGTATCGATCGAGGACGGCACGTTCTGCATGACTGAAGAAGCTGGAGAATGCACACTCTCGATTGATTTCCTCCTGGCGGTCAAGACCGGAGGAAATTGTCCCTTCAATGGACTTGATCTCGGCTTCCTTAGCGGCAATCTTACGCTCCTGTTCAGCGATCTTCTGTTTAACGTCAGCAAGCTGCGCATTTTGATCAATTCCCTGTGCAGAAGCCTCAACGTATGTGGACTGTAAAGTCTCATACTTTGACAGCTCATTCTTTAGTTCTGTCAGCGCTGCTTTCGCTGCCGCGAGCGCAGCCTCTTCCAAAACCTTCTCAACGGTGACGTTGTAGTATTGTTTCTGGGCATTCTGATACACCGTCTTCCACTCCGTCCACTTGTCGATGAATGGCTGCTCGAAGTAAGACGTGTTCATGAAGTAGTCCAGATTGTAAATCTTATTCGTGCCGAGAGGATTGACGCTGCGAATATCTACTCCGTCCGCACCGTTTACATCGAGCACCGTGAAGATATTCTCGGTGTCCTCTTCTACCTCGATCTTCTTAATGAGATTATCCGTCGAGAGATACACGGGACGTTCCCGCGTCTTCGAGGCAACGCTTCTAACGCTGATCTCGCGTTTGTACGTGTCAAAGTCAAATACGCATTGATACATCTTCTGAAGCGTGTTTTTTATCAGATCATAAGTTTTCTGGTTGTCTGATTCGAACGTGCGATACCGACCAACTAAATCAGCATCGACAGTGCCTACGCGCCATGAAGGATAATCACTCAGAATCATGCCGAGAACGGTTCCATCCGGAGCCATCGGGTTCCAGAGCTCATACGTTCCCTCTTCCATATATGTGCTTTTATATGTCAGTTCGTACTCAAGTGAATAAGCTTTACAGCTCTTGATTTCTTTGACTCCTGTGTTGCTAACAGAAGGGTTTACAAGGATAAACTGACCAACACCGATCCAATCTACTAAGCGCATGCCAACGACGTCATTGTAGTGTGGAGTAGCCTCCCCATTTGCAAAAGCAGGAAGGTCAAAGCTCAGCTCAGACGTCTCATTATAGTGCAGCTTCGCCTTTACATTAAAGGCGTTTGTCAGCGGTTGGATAAAGGTGCCATCGAGGTTTTTCAGCACCAACGTGGGCTGTTCCGCCCAGTCGACACTTTTGAATGATACGATCATTCATTCACCTCCCAGAAAGAAGGAGGAGCCGTGCAAACGACCCCTCCATAGATTTACTTTTGTGCGAGCTTCTTATGGGTTTCCTCAATTGCCGTCACAATGACTTCAAATAAATCGTCCATAAATCCTCACAATCCCCTGCGATTGAACGCAGTCCGTAATTTTTCAAGAACCGCATCGGCAGTCAGCTGACCATAGCGTCTGGCGTCGTTGTCGTCCATCTCACCGTCGTGGTTGATCACCACTGACACACTGGGAGCAAACACATCGCCTGCCTGTGTCGTCGGGCCATCGATCCGATAACTCATCTTTGTTGCAGCAGCACTGCTCGCTACAGCGGCAAGCCGATCAAACATAGCAGAGAGGGCACGCTTCTTCTTATCGTCAAGCACCAGCTCGCCCTTCTCCAGTAGGGCGAGAACTTCCCTGTCGTTGTTCGTCGGTTTATTGCCAACCACACCGCCAGTGTGATACCGATCGAAGAGGCGCGTGCCTCCTTTGTGATCGATATACCACACACCTGTCGGTTCATCTCGGACAACCTTCAGGCCATATTGACCAAGAGAGTTGCCAAGTCGAAGGTTCTCCTGTTCGAGTCGTTTCTTTTCAGAGGCGTCCGCACTATGCCACGCAACGGAGTTTGCGCGCATTTGCGCAACGACAGCCTTAACTCCAGCTTCGTCAACACCATTTGTCACGAGGTTACCGTTCATCGGATTAGGAGGTGCAATGCCAAGATTGCCTCCGCTGTTGCGGACAGCTTCAACGTCATAGCCATACTGCTTCACAACCGCATCTACATTCTCCCACGCCGTTCTGAGTGAATCGACGCCATCGATCGAGTTGCAGTATTTCTCGTTGTATTCCATCAGTTTGGAGTACATTCCGTTCCAATCGGATTCAAGCATCTTGATTGCTTGGCGGTAAAGGCTCATCCAATCATTGACGGACTTCTCAATGATTTTCTTTTCCTCTTCCTTCTCCTTCTCGAATTCGTCCTTGGTGTCATCGAGAGCGTCCTTCGTTTGGTCAAGTCCCCAGTCACGCTGTTCGCGATCCAGTTCCTTCTGCTTGTCACGAAGCTGCTTCTCCAGCTCCTGTCGCTTTGCTGCTGCTTCGCGGCTGTCATCGAGAGACAACTGTGCAATTTTGCTCTGCAGTTCAGCGATCTCAGAAACCAGTTCAGCAACTTTTTCCTCGTGGTCAAGCTCGTCGTTACTCTGCTCCAAGAGTTCCTTCTTTTTATCGATTAACTCTTGGTACGCATCAACCTGCTCCTCAATCGCGTCAATCTGGTCTTCTTTCTCCTGCTTGATCATATCAATCGTCATATTGATGATCGTATCGATAGAATCCCTACGGATATTAAAGAGCTTACCTGCGATTTGGTTGTATTGAGTAACATAATCTTTGTAAAGGAGAAGTCCTTTATCGTATGCCTCTTTCGTGTCTTTCAACCACTTCTCGTAGAAGTCAGTCTTCGTGAAACCAACCTTACCGGCGCCGCTGCCCCACAGGTCAAACGTGTCCGCATAAGACTCATAGTCATCATATACCGACTTGATCTGATCCATGATCGCCTTACAGGTATCACGCCACTGCTTGCGTACCTTCTGCATGAACTCGCCATTCTCGCTGAGCCCATACGACACACCCCAGTCGATCATCTTCTTAGTCTCATCAAGAATCTGATCGTAGGCGGTACGCGCCGCAACGATCTTGCCGTCAGCCATTTGATTCTCAGCAATCGTGTTGTAATCGTTGACGAAGTCCTCAAACGTGGTCAGACGTCCTTTGAAAATCTCCTTCTCAAGATCCCAGATCTCCTCCTGGTACTTTGTTGGGTTCTTTGCTTGATACGCATCGCGGATTTTTGCAACACCAGCATAATATTCCTCGTAGGTGATCCTCTCCATTTCGAGCTGATGCTTGAGGATCTTGAGCTGCTTCTCAAGCGCCTGCTTGAACTTGTCGGCAGAACTACCGCTACTTGATGACCTTGTGAAGTTCGAGTTCAGAGAATTCACGATTTCGTCGATCGATTTTTCACGGTCTTTGATCTGGCTCTCCAAAAGGCCAGCTTGTGTTTGCAATCCGCGCAACTGGTTTCCATTAGGTCGAGGACGATTACTATCTCTCTCCGTAACTGGAGTGCTACCAGCCCCGCCCATAGATTCCATTGCAAGTTGCGTCTTGTAAATCTCCGCTCTCAGTCTCTTGAGCTCTTCCTTGGCTTCCGCCAAGTTCATGCCGTTGATCGTTTTCGCCGACGCGAGTGTCGCTCTCGTCAGTTCAAGCATTGCCGTCTTCGACTTGAGTGCAGCCTTGCCCTGAGCGGTCAGCTTGCCCTCTGAGTCATAGAGAGCGTCGCGCAACTCTGGGAATGCAGCGGTCAGTTTATCAACGGAAGCTTTCGTCAGACCGTTATATTCCTTGTAGTCCTTCATCGCCGCTGTGACAGCTTCGACCTTCGACTTCGCAGCGTCGACGGTCTCGTAGTTGATCGAATTGAGGGCGTTCGAAGCGCTCTGCGCTGCGTCTCCAACACCGGTCAATGCGTCAGCAAAGATACCAAAGGCCTGCGTGCCCCCGGACAGATCGATACCAAGCAACTCTGAGAGCGTTTCAATCAGGAGCATCAAAAGATAGTTTGGATTCTCCAGATCCTCTCCGGTTTCCGCGATCTTCTGACCTTCCTCATACATCTGCTGAATCGCTTCCGCTGACAGTGTACCGGATTCCTTCATCTTATCAAGAGCTTCCTTCAGCGGAGCGTACTTGTACTGATCAAGCATAGAGGACATGGCGGTTCCGGCACTAAGGCTAACGCCTTCGAGCTTTGCCAACTCCAACTCCATCTGAGCAAGAGTGTCCAGAATATCGCGGCCCTTTTGCGTCGCTCCGGTAATGCCATTTTCACTTGCAAGATCGCGAAGACGAGTATATTCGGAGGCAGCTTGTTGCATTGCAGATTCACGCTTGTCTTCCCACTTGCGAGCCTCCTTATCGGCCGATTTTGCTGCAGCTGCGTTTCCAGAGGCAACAGCTTGATTATACCGGGCCCATGCCTCTTCCGCCTTTTGTGCGTATTCATTTATAAAGTTCAACTCGTTGTTAAACCCGCCAACTCCAGTTGTCTTGTAAACATGCCCACTCCCGCGTGCATACTTGGCATCTGAAAACTCTCTGCCATATTTGTCGATGGCCGCACCTTCAACATCTTCCGCCTGCATCTCGGCAAGTTTTTTCTTTAACTCAAGTTTCCACTCAAGCTGCTCATTTTCACTCTGCAATTTATCGATCTCTTCTTGATCTGCAAGAGAAGGATTCTCAATTGCTTTGAGTTCCTCCAATCTTGTTCTTACGTCTCTGAGCTTTGATTCGATCTCGGAAATATCAGACTTGGTTTCTTCCAACTGTTTCTTCTTGTCAGATAACGTAGGAAATAATGTTCTGAATAGTTTGAATGCTCCAATAGCAACAAGAACTGCTCCAGCTACGGCAGCAATCGGCCCGAGCACACTTCCGCCAATGACGCCAGCAATCTTACTACCAACTGCTGGGATTGTAGCCGCAAGACTAACAATGCTTTCGCTAACGCCTTTAATAGCAGTCCCAAACGTTTTTATTGCAGAAGTCCCAGCAAAAGCTTTCATCAAAGCTGGCATCAAAACAATGAGGGCGGTGATTTCGACCGTCGTGGTAGAAAGCCCACCAGTGGCACTGTCAATAGCGTTGAGAATCTCGATAAGCTTTTTCAGTGCGTCAACAATTACTTTTATCGCGGTGCTGCTGATTAACTTCATGCTCAGCTGCTCATAAGACGTAGAGAGTTGGTTCATCTTGCCCTGAATGGAATCAAGATATATGCTGTTTGCTGTTGCAAGCGTACCGGCAGCATTCTGAGTTGCTTCATACGATCCTTGCAAGTCTTGTAAGTTTGTGATAATAGACGCAATCACCTGAGCGTTTCGTTTTCCGCCAAGATCTTCGAGGAGTTGAGCCTTATTGATATCAGACAGAGAATCATAGACTTTTGCGATCTCAACCAAAATCTCATATACAGATTTATATGTGTTCGCATCTTTCATGATCTCTACGCCAGACAACGCCTTAATCTCGCCCCTGTACTTAGAAGATGACAATACGAGATCGTCGACCTCTTCACCCATCTCAATCAATTCAGATTTTGCTGAGCGAATACGAGCAGAAACTGTCTTCATGGCATTACCCACCGTGTCTGCGTTCTGGACTGCTGCATTACCTGCGGCAAGGATGGAAATCGCCTCGTCAAACGTTGCTCCACCCGCAGCCAAGGCTGCACCGCCACGTTGCAATGCATCGCCGAGCTCGCCTGCGCTAATTGCGTATTCCTGACCAACTTTAACGAGCTTGTCTACAACGAGCTCCATGTTACTTGGGTCAATATTAAAGCCCTTCATAACGGAAGTCAGCGCAGCCGTTGCCGATTCCGTGTCAACACCAGCAACGTTTGCATACCGCGCAGTGATATCCGCAAGATTCAACGAATCCGTCAAACTATAACCAAGGCGCGCATACGTTTCTGTAGAACTGATAATTGCACTTGTTGTAGAGCCAACCGCTTTCGCCGTTTCTGATGCATCGTTCGCAAATGATCTCAAGGCGGAGCCGGAGGTTCCAGTAACGATAGAAATCTGAGTAAGTGCACCGTCCAGCTGAACAACATTCGTGTAAAGCTGCTGCAATGCTTGCTTCGCTTCGCGTGCAGCCGCTGCCATCACGGCCCAGCCAAACTTCTTCGAGATGCCTTCTACAAATTCATCGAAGAACCCCATCTTGTAATTTCCAGACTTCTTCTGGAAATCATCTAACTCTTGCACAACACGTGATTCAGTCTGCCTAAACGCCTCCCACTTATCGCGCAGGTCGGCCATTTTTGTAGTCTGATCTTTGATGCTTTCCGAACGGAAGTTCGGGGCTTGCACCGCTTGGAACGCAGACTTTACATCGTCGAGCTGTTTGCGGTATTGCTCCAAAAGCCCAGTTTCTACATGCTGTCCAGTAGTGTGGTCAGTCGTCCAACCAAGGTTCTGCATCAGCCCCCGTTGAGATAGCTGATTCTTGCGTGCGTCCAGATCGGCCAAGCGTGCAGATGCAGTCTCAAGCTGCTCTCCAAGCGGAGTTACCGCATCAACTTCTCTGTTCCACGCAGCAGCAGTTTTATCGGCAGCCGCCTGTGCCGCCATCTGGGCCCTTGTAAACTGTTCAGTCTGATACAAGGCTGCATTGAGGTCGCCCATCGAAACGTTATTTGCCGCAACGAATTGTTGTTTACGAGCAACTAAGTTTCTGGCGTATTCCTGATACTGAGTCCGATACAGTTCTCGATTGGGATCGTCATATCGAGCTGTGTTGAACTTCTTAACGAGCCCCTGCAGATACACTTCCGAGTTGACCAGTCGTGCAAACGTATCTCTCTGCCCGATTGGCTGTTGGTGCTGTCTTCGTTGTCCTCCGCTGCCGTTACTTCCAGGCCCGCCGTTACCACCGCCATTGCCTCCAGATCCACCGCTGTTCTGGACAATAGGATTCACGTTAATGTCAAACGTCTTTCCCGTCAGAGCGGCTTTAATACTGGCTTCAATTGACGAAGCATTGAACTGCACATCGAACTTGACCGTCGAAACGGCGCTCTTAATACTGTTTGTGATCTCATTGGGGTCTGCCTGCAACTTCACCTTAACACCGCTGACCTTGTCACAGATCTTCTGCAGCTCCGCACCGAATTGGGTGATGTCAGCCTGTTCGCCTCGCGGTAATACGAGGATTCTAAAAGCATCACCAGCCATACTTCATCACCCCCATTTACAAAAATAAAAGCACAGTCTTCTTACTGTGCTGCGCGTAAAAAGAAAGAGCCAGTCTCCCGGCTCTTTCGCATGTGTCATTTAGAATCATCAATGGTGGCTCACTCCGCGCGTCGCGCCAGAACTACCATTCGGCTTATACGCATCGTCAAGCACCACGGTAACGCCATCTGCTTCGAATTGGACGTTGAGCAAAGCCTCCAATGTCTCAAGGAACGGGTCTGGATTTCTAACGTACCCCTCTGGAATGAAATAGTAATTTCCAGTCATTGAGGAAAGGCCTTGAGTTTTGATGCGATAGCCAGCCACCCAATGTCTCAAAGGTTTCGCGCCATGAGACATATACGCAACAATATCGTCAAGTCCACCTTCGTATAGGCTTTCGCGCCACGTTTTCCTCGGGTCAAGTTGCAAGTGGAAGACATACGCCCCTTCGGAGTTGACCTCCGGTTTGGCAACGCTCAAGAACATATTTTTATCCATACTCGGAATACGCGACTGAATGGCTGCTACGATACGAGGAAGAATATCATTCTCTACGAGCTGTCTCGCCTGTTCCTCATCGTCAACTACACCGCCGGCGCCACCGCCAAAGCGCACCCCACGCTTTCGCGCATCAACGACGAATTTGTGCATTTGCGCTTTCATCTCAGTTCGACCGAGATATTCCAGCAGGTCGTCTTCCCAACCAGCCATTACTTCTTCTCTACTTTCTTCACGATCGGCTGCCCGACTGCGGCTTCCCTATTTCTCTTTGCCTTCTCTGCCTGATAGTCGATGATCGCATCAACGATCTTCTTCTCATCGTGACGGCCAAGCGTTCTCAGGAGCGACGCGATCTCGTTGAAAGACGCTTTATCCTCTCCATCAAAAGCCTTCTCCGCCTGATTGAGATACTCAGTAATCGACGTCATCGCGGCCGTAATACCTCGTGTCGCTGCAGTGATGCTTTTATACATCTCGATCTCTTCATCGGGGACAGCTTTCTTCTTTACTAAGAAGTCGACCTTCTCCTGCACATAACCAAAGAGTTCGATCGCCTCTGCGGGCAGATGTTCCTGTAGACATGTTTCCGTCGCGAATTTCTCAAACATGTCAATATCATCGTCGAATGTCTGGTCAGTGTACATACGCGCCAAGATGAAGAGTGTCGACAGATCCCCGTATGCCGGATCATAGTCATCGCCAATAAAGTAAAGGCTTTCCACTTTACTCATCAGCAGCGTGCGCTCAAGAGCAGGAATGTGGTCTCTCACCATGATCTTGTACTCAGATTCACCAGCGCGAAGGATAACTTCTCTCAGCTTTTCCACCTGAACGTGTGTCTCCTGAGTAACTTCCTCAGCCCTTACGACCTTTTTGCGAGCTTTGTTTGCCTTGGTAACATTCTCGGACATGTTCTTCAATCTCCTTTTCTTTCTGTTTGAGTTCCTTTTTACTCGGTTTCTTTTCTTTCTTCTGCTCAATCGCAGGAAGATATCCTCTTTCGCGCAGCCATGCCACGCCAATAGAAATCGCGTCAGCCTCATCTTCGGCAGGCGGAGGTGTGAGGTGGTAGCACTCCTGCACCATATCAAAAGCCTGCTGCTTGAGATCCGCGCGCTTCACACCGCTTCCCTGTTTGAATCCATTGAGCTTACGCCAATGTGTAGGAAGCAATATATCGACAGGGATCTGATTGGAGAATGACGCCCCCATAATCACACCCTGCAACTGTCCAAGTTTAATAACAGCCTGTTGGTCTCGCTGCATCGCAATGCCCTCGATGACCACATAGTCCGGCCTTAATTCTTTGATCGTGCGCTCAATCTTGTTGCGCATATATTGCAGACGAATCCAGTATTCATCCGACTTATTGGCGGCAATTACCCCGCGTTTCACGAGATCTGTGCCTTCGAAGTATGCAAAACCAGAGGTGAGCGTCCCCTGGTCTAACGCCAGTAGTTTCACGGCGCACCTCCTGTCTTTCCTTTTGCTCAAAAATAAGGGGCTCTTGACGAGCCCCTTAAATATTTACTTACTCCTCGAGGAGCAGGTCGAGCACATTGTCATCGTTATCTGCAAGCAGATCGAACGTAATGCTCAGAGAAGTAGGATCACCCTCGTTGGCAAAGTCAACGGAGAAGCTGGACTGAGGCACCGCCTTATAAGCGATCATCTTATAAGGAACGATCTCGTCATCTTCGGTCTTCTCGTAGGTCTCGCCATAAATGGTGAATGCTCTCGGGAAGGAACGGGTGTTGATGTTCAGACGGCTGACACCCTCGAGTTTCGTGAGGTAGTACACGATGTAATCAGTACCCTCAGTGCCGGGGGTAGTCAGAGTCACAGTGGTACCACTGGTGGTAGCCTCCACTTCCTGGCCGCAGTCATCATTAGCCTTGTAGACGTGGACAGAACCCTCAACAGCCGTCTTCTTGATGGTCAGTGCACCAGCAGCACCCTCCTTGACCTCCTCGCGCTGCAGGAACTGCGCGTCGGTCTTGAGGTCGGCACCGGTGATCATCTGATACAGCTTCATCGTCTGCATCTGGGTCTCCACGCGGAACGTACCGGAACGGTTACCGGAGAAGCTCACGCGCTTGGGGTGGCCCTGACCGCCGTAAGCGAAAACGGTGTCACCCTCCAGATCATAACCCGTGGTATTTGCGAGTTCAAAATTCATGAAGGGCTTCTTGGTGGAATACTCCACAAACATCAGATCAGCCACTTCGCGGTTAGCAAAACTCTTGCCCATGAGTTGTTCACTCCTTTGTGTTATTTTTTAGGCGGGGCTTTGTGCCAGAGCGAGAAGTCAAAATCCTTCTTGCCCCAAGCAGCCCAGCGCAGGCCAAACACATCTAACTGAATCTTGGAATCCAATCGATGGTACTGGTCATAAAACTGATAGATCGTCAGCCCCCACACATTTGTCAGGTTGTAAGATGGAGAAAATGCACAGAACGCGCTGATGAGGTTTGGCAACGCCGTATCGGGGTTTTCTTTTCTTACCTTTTTCGTGTTCTTTGCCTGTTCTGCCTTGCGAGATTGGATCAGCTCATAGATCTTGCGAGCCTTCTCGTTTCGGAACTTTTTAGGAGGTGTCACAGTGTCCTCTACACAACACAACTGCAAGATAACGCTGCGGATATCCCGGAGCATTTCCAATGACACAACCACATCTCCCACCGTGTACCCTATCTCGTCGTCGTAGGCCAACGGTCGATCAATAAAAAAAGAAACGGCTGAAATCAGCTCGTTTCTAAGAGGGGGAAATAGCGTCATAAAAATCAAAGGGTCTTTCGGAAGATCTTCGATCTCGGAAACATCGACGCCCAATGCTTCTAAGAAATCGTCCGGAGTGCTCAGCAGAACGCTGAGATACCCATTGTATTGGGAATATCCAACGCGCCGGATCATATCAAGCGACGGTGGCTTTATATTTAACAGTTCCTGATAAGGGTATGGGCTGCCAGAGATCAACGTAAAAGCATCAACGGTCGGCAAGGCCCTTCACCCTTTCGGATCGGAAGTCGCGGATCTCATATGTCAGAAGCAGAGACGTGAATTTGTCCGGGACGTTGGCAGGAGCAACGCTCATAAGCACAAGCTTTCCAACACCATAATCACGGCTGCCGTTCAGTAGCGCGTCCACCGAGCGAGCAAGGTTGTCTCGTCGGTTTCCTTTCACGCCGCGAAAAAGCTTCTTATCAATATCGTTGAACGTCTTAGCGCAGACGATCTGCACGTACAATAGCCAACGATTGAATGTACCGGAAGATGGTTGAACGAGCTCATCATCGACCATGATATAAGCATCGTGGCGTTCCAGAGTGCCGTCAATGTAGTCATAGTCGAAGATGTTGCGTTCCAGCAAGTCTTCTGCTTTCTCACTGTCGAGATCGATTGCCGGGTCATTGGCAAGCAGCCCCATCACATCTTGAGACTGGCTCATTGCCACGATCACGTTTTCTTTGTAGGCAATCAGGTCATCTAAATATGTCGATTTAGACAAGCGAGACCACCTCCACTTCAAATCGCACAGTGTCATACCTGCCGTCTTCATCTGTCAGTTCGAGGATAATGCTTCCGCCAATCAACGCTTCGTCTTTTGGCGCAGACAAAATCAGATCATTGCCTGCCTGTACCCACTCAATGCCAGGTTCAGCTGTCACTGTCCAGCATGCCTTTGGCGCAGCGACGGTTTCATCTGCTTGTGTGAATACAGCCTTATACTTCCCAGACTTGCCGAGGCGAAGCGTAGTGCGGCCCTCAATCGAGCATGGTAGCTTCGTCTCGTCTGGTTTCTGCGTAGGCCAACCCTCTCGAATGTAGTCACAGATCTCGAGGTCGACGTTGTCCGACTCTTCGTTATAGAGGTCGCGCTCTACCTTGAGCATGAGAATGTGGTCACCTTTATTGAACGATTCGGCGACTGGATTCGCACCAGTCACTCGCAATACGCTGAGCATTCTGCGACCAAAGCGGTCAATGCCAGCATTAAGCGCAAAGCGCTTGTCCACGTAAATCTTCGCAGTCTCTTCGTCCATCGGGAGGTAAATCACCATCTGCTCTCCGGAGCTCTGCATGCTCGTAGAGTTATTGAACGCAGATGAATAACCACTGACGTCAATGTAGCTCCAACGCTCATGAATCGTCCCGTCAAAGTTCTGAAACCGCAGAAGCTTATTACACTGGTACATAACGCCAACCCGATGAGTTGTCGTATCTGCACGTGCTCGCATTACGATCCACTTTTCGCCAAATGCGTCAATGATATCGCCGGCATACAGTTCATCACCAGGAAGGCAGATCACGTTGTATCCGTGATCTTCGCCGCCTCTGGTAAACACCATCGGCTGCGGATTCCCATTGCGAAGAGCGTCTGCCTGATAGTCCGGGCTCTCCGTCAGATCGTCCATCAACTCTTCGCGGGTTGCAGCCACCTCAGCACGACGCATTTCGTGAAAGGGTTCTTTTGTGTACGTGCAGTAGATAGACGATGCTTTTGCAAAGTTAGGCATGGTTCTCACCACCCAGCTTTCTCTCGATAGAGTTGAGTAGCCGTAATGCTTTGAAGACCTCCTGCTTGCAGACTTCCTTTGTTGTTTCGTTGTGTTTCAGGAACTGCACAATGTTCATCGTTGTCACAAATTCCTGAGTCTCGCGCAGTTCCGGGAATGTGTCGGTAGAGCCAACCATGTCCCGAAGCAGACTGTCGAGATATGAGTCGAGATAAGTCTCTTCGCCCGCCAGCTCAGCCTCTCGTAGAGGAAGGATCTTGAAGATACGCCCCGTGAGACCGTGGATAAAAACATATAGCATCATCAGGATTTACCTCCCAAGGAAAGATCTCCATGGTCATAGGTGTATTCCGTGATACGATGCTTGTACTCCTTGCGCACATCTGTCCGCATCTCGTTGATCTCTCGCATCAGGTTTGCCGGAGAGAAATACTGGTAGTCTTTCGTCGAGATCTTGTTCTTCAAGAGCGATCGATCCATGATCTGCGCGCTCAGCCAGTAGTACGCCATGCCAAGAGCAAGGATCTCTTTCTCATCGTTTGTCAGATCTTCCGCGAATTCCTCAACCAGTTCATCTCGGTCATCCAAATCCTTATCGCACTTCGCGTTGAAATCCGCAACAGCGCTGTCGAGATACCGCTTGAGAACATAGCGACGCTCAGACTCGTCCATCGAGCCAAGCTTCAGGCCTTTTACCTTGAATAGCGCTCTCTCGTAAAGCTCTTCATAAGGGGTTGCCATTCCAACACCCCCTTATCCATCGATCGTCACAAGCTCGCAGTTCAGTGCATCTTCGATCGCCTGAATCACACGGAGGCTATCCAGTGTGCCGGTACGGATCGCGTCGTTTGCAGCAACGACCAGATTGGTCTTTGCATCAGCAGACAGGCGATGGACGCGCTCCTTGATCTCGGTGGGACTCATGCGGAACAGCTCGCCGAAGGTGTCAGGAGTCAGAGAATCCTTGTAATACTGAGTCACCAGAAGAGACTTGTAGACATCCTCGGGCGTCACGTCCTCATAGCCGTCCTCGTCAACAGAATCAACAAAGATCCAGTTGTTCTCAAAGAATGCGCGCTGAGCACCCTTCATCGAGCGAAGATCACCCATCGTCAAGGTCTGTTTCTCACCGAAGTGGTCCCATTCAGTGCGATCACCGGTACGCTGATTGATAAAAATCAACCCGCCATAAACGTTGCTCTGCACAATCACGCGAACGGAATCGTCCAACTTGACAGGCTTCGCAACGCGGGCGGTTTGCTTCTTGGGTTCCTCCACGGGCTCGGTTGCCTCAACGACGGCCTCGACCTGAACCTCGGTGTCCTTCTTGGTCGTCTTTGCCTTTGCGGACGCGGACGACGTATTTTTCTTAGTTGTAGTTGCCATTGATCAATGTCCTTTCTTTCTTAAAAAGAAGGGAGCCCACGCAGGGCTCCCTTTCTCTTAAATCTGTTGTGATCAGCCGGAGATGGTGTAGACACCCATCTTCTCGTTGCAGATGACACCGATTCCATCAGCCTGAGCATACAGATACTCGGTGGTAAGGTCGGCGTTGTCAGTTGCCTGACGCTCAACCAGAAGGCCGGCGCCCTCGGTGACGTACTTGATGGGCTTGTCGTCAGAAGCGATGATGTAGATCTTGTTGTCCTTGATGGCAAAGTCGTCGGTACCGACCTTGTGAGCCTGCTTCATGGTCACAATGGGAGTGCCGTAGAACTTGCCGTAGAAGCCAACAGAATAGATGGACTCCTTGCTGGACTCAGCAGCACCAACGGTAGCGTCAGTCAGCTTACGAGCGCCTGCACGGGTGCAGAAGATGGTCGCGGTCTTGCCAGTAGCAGCCTCAACGTGCTCAATGATCTCGAGCAGAACGGCAGAATCGTAGGAACCGCTCTTCACGTAAGTGGAGTTCAGGCCAGCGGTGTTGGTAGCGATACCCTCGAACGCGCTGAGAATGCGCATACGAGTATCCTGCATGAAGGACTGAGACACGCGCTCGATGAAGGTGTTCCAGTCGACGCGGTTCGCGGCAAGACGACGCAGCTCCTCGTAAACCTTGATGGCGCGCATCTGGGTGGGGACACTGATCTTCTCGCCTGCGTTCAGACGCTGACGGCGGACAGCCTGAGAACCGCGAGAGATGTTGCCAACGAGGAACAGGGACTTGTCCTCGGAGTAAAACTCGTTCATGTCACCCTCGGCGAGATTGCGCTCGTCGACGAGATTCATGAACATCTCATCGCCACGAAGACCGGTGTCGATGATGTGAGGAAGAACCTCCTCAACGTATGCGAAGAGCTCGGTGCCGCGATGGAAGTTGCGGACATCGATCTTATTGGAGCCGCCGTTCAACTCGACGATGCCGTCGATGATGGCCTGACTCTGATCCTGAGAGGAAAATTCGCCGGAAATACGGCCGTTGAGAGCATCAATGCTCAGCTTGAGCAGTTCATTCTTGGTAGCCATTACACATTACCTCCTTCATTAAGCCTTGACACGGATGACGAAATACTCGCCTTCCACGTCAGTGATCTCGCCGATGGAAGTGGAACCGCTGGTCGCACTGTCAACAGCCTTGAGCTTCAGGCCAGCCTGCAGCTCGACCTTCGCACCCTTCTTGGGCGTGCCGTCGAAACCTTCGGCGGTCAGAGAGAACTCATCGCCGTTGTGCAGCACATAACCGCGAGCAATGCTGCCAGCCTCGTTGATGAACTCGTTCAGATTCTTCTTACGCTCGTCATACATAACCTCCGGCTCGCAAACCAGAGCGATCTGAGCGAGCTTCGCAGCAGCGGTCGGGGTCTCGGAAACATATGCTTCACGCTCGCCCTCGGCGCGAGCGCCGACAACAACAACATTGCCATTCTCCACATTGGTGTGGAGCTTCAGATTGACAAGAGCAGCATCATCTCGAGTGCCGGTAAGCTTGTCAGTACGGCAAACACAATATGCCATAGAATAGGCCCTCCTATTTTTCGTTAAAAATAAAACCGCCCTTTAATCGGGCGGTTGGTGAGAAGTATTCACTTTCTCTTCTGACGGCTCAGCAGACCACCGTAACCGTCATCATCGTCAGCATGATCTTCATGATCGATGCCGACACGCGCAGAGAACGCAGCGGGCTTTTCAACCTTCACGTTCTTGCCGCGCAGAGCAAAGAGCTTGATCTCGATGTCTTCCACCGAGCCAGTCTTGCGAGCTTCAAGCTCGTCCCTGATCGCAGAGAATTCCTCAAGCGCAGCAATGTCAGCAAAGTCTGCAAGCAGTTCATCTCGCTTGGCGGTAAACTCCTTTTCCTCTACGTTCTGCTTGAACTGGACGAGCTCAGCAAGCTGAGTCTTTTCATCTTCCAGCTTCTGCACTTCTTCGGCAGTCAGCCACTTCAGGAAGACCTCCTTCGGTTCATCGCTAAGCACGGCTTTACCATCTTCACCCATGGTATAAGCGCACTTGTAATGCTTCTCTTCGTAGCCGTCAGAAGTATAGATGTCGACACAAAAATAAGCGAACTCGTCATCGAAGTCATTCAGATAGCAATAAACTTCCTTAGTGATGCTGCCGCTCGCGTCGTGTTCAACCTTATTCAGACCACGAACCGCTTCACGGATAGCGTTATCCTTTTCGCGATACGTCATAGAGAACAGACTCTGCTGGCCTTCAATCTCATTGGTATCGCCGCCATCAGGCTTTTCGGAGAATGCCTTGCCTTCGCCTGCTTCCGGCTCGCTGGATTCCGCAGATTCCTGTGCCGCAACAAATGTTTCAAGCTTCTCTCGGAGTTCCTCTGCGCTCATCTCTTCAGTCAGCGTAAAGTCAACATCAGAAGGAGTCAGAGAGAACTCTGCGAAAATCGCGTCTCTTTCGTTCTGGGTCATTTCACTTCCCCCTTTCTGGTGAGATTCTGTATGTTCAAGAGAAAAGGCGAGCTGCTCGCGCATCTCACCCATCAATTGACTAAATTGTGCGCCATCAAGCGCAAAAGTGGAGTTTTCCATCGGCTCAACACGAGCGCTCTGGAAACATGGCTCAGTATGCTTATCCGGGTCATCGCTCTTTCCGAGCAGGCACAGCGCGGAAAAGTTCACATCGAGCAGCTCCGTATAAAGAGAATTCTCGCTCCACGGGCGCCACTGCTCAAAAGAGATCTCAGCGCTTTCACCGAACCACGTGTCGTCAGAATAGATCGCGTCCTTCATCTCGGGATAGCGACCCGTCCATAGATACGCCTCTGTGGTCAGATACTCAACCTTCTGGCCGTATTCCTCGACAGTCTCGTATTGCGTAGTATCAGCAATCACCACACCATACGGTACAGTCAGCATCTTGACCTTGAGGTCATCTGTCACAGTGCAGTCATGACCTCCGAAATGTCTGCCAACCACACTACCCTCGGCATCGTATTCCTCGATGAGATGACCAACTACAGGCAGATAGTTCAGGCTCGGCAGGGCTTTGTCAAGCTCTGCTTTAGACACATATGAATAATTTCGGTTTGCACCAACGCCGAAGGTATAAATCTTCACGTGGTCGAACTCTTTGTTCACTGTGTCGATTTTGCTGATCTTCGCCGAAGGGAGCGCAACGCTCATATATTTCTTATCAGACACCGTTTCCTCCCTCCTCAAAAGCAAAGAACATCAGTGATAGTAAAGTCTGCATCGGAAAACTGTGTGTGCATCATTTCAAGCAAAGCCTGATTCTCCGGCACGCAATATTTGATGTTCTCTCCACTACCATTCTGAATAACAGAAAACCCAAGGGAGCGGAGGTTGTCCGCCACCTTGGGATCATTGAATACATACATCTTCATCGGCATCACCTATTGGCATTCGTGTCGTTTGCGCGGGTTGCCTCTCCTGCAGCATCTAAATCATCGTCCGCTGCGGCGGGCCTACCATTCGTGCCATTTGTATTTCCACCACCGGTGTATCCGCTGACAAGAGGCTGCCACGAATCCATATCGTAGAACTCGCTTTCAAGATACTCAAGACCAGGAATACTCGCCTGATGGATACCAATGGACGCGGCGTACGCACCCTTCGCACCGGGGACTCCAAGCGTCGCGGCTTCTTTATAGAGAGCAACCATATCTGCCTGATTGAACCGGGTAGTATCAAGGAAGGTGATCTTAAACTTGATCGTTCCGGAGATGTTCTTGAGAATACGATTGATCAGCCGCTCCACCTGATTGGCGAATGAGAACATGATCTCTTCGTCTGCACGAATAGCAAGCTTGAGCGCACCGGCGGTATTACTGATAGTGCTACCATGCAGTAACGCAGAAGTACCGGTGTTGAACCAATACTGTTCCTCTGCCCTTGACACCGTGTCGACATCGTTTGTACCATTGCTCTTATCAAACTCATAGCTCTCCGTCTTCATCGGAGAGACAAACGCGCCAACATAAGGCGGTAGAACACCGCACAGTTGCTGATAATATTTCTCTGCAGCTGGCCAATCGACCTGAGGTGTGCCGTCACTGTTCAATGGAATCTGCATACCAAGAATCTTATAGTTGGCAATCTTGGTGGCGGTCTCCTGCAGTGCCTTGTAGGTCTCGATATCATAGAGCATCGGCAGTGTAGACGACCACGGCGGAATCGAATACGTCAACGTAGTCTCATCGGCCTTGAGACAGAATGTGATATTGAGAGGAACTTCCTGACACTTCTCTCCGCCGTTCTTGTAGGCATTCCACATCGTCGTGAACTCGGGCGGATACAGTGGGAGTTTCTTCTCGGGGATTTTCGACATGTCAACGCAGTATCGCCACGTGCCATCTTCGATTGACGTCAGCATACAGAAATCAGGGTTGATCCGCTGGACAAAGAAAGAATTTTTGTTCTGCCAGATTGCGCCGTACAGCACGCCATCACGCAGCGTGATCTCAGTTGCTTTGTTGATCTCATGCTTCAAATTCATCAGCTCGAGCTGATTCTGCACCTTGATGTACTGCTTGCGGAAATTCTCCGGCTTGACCTTCTCTTTATCAAAATCAAGAGGAGAGACCGTGTAGTCCCATCGCAGCAAACCCGCGTAGTAGCGAATCAGGCGGCGATACTGGCTTGAGCAGTCCCACATGTAAATCGACGCATTGCGAAGATTCTTCTCGTTAGTCGTCGGACTTTGCATATACTTCAAGATCTGCTCTTTGGTAAATCTCGTGTAAGTAACGTTGTCTCGTGTTGACTGGTCAGTCAGCACCCACAACGGAGCTTGCACTTGCTTCGCAAAGCGCATCGCCGCTTCATAGGCAGCGCGAGACACATCGTCCTGCTGGGGAGCAGGAGGCGACTCCACTTTGCGAGCAACTTTGTTCTGAGGCATTGTGTTCACCTCCTGCGATTATGTTAATGCGGGAGCCTTGAATTGCATCAAGCGAGTAACCGCCTCCATGCCATTTCTCGGCCCACGTGCCATTCGGCGCTCCAATTCCTTTGCAACGTAGATGTTGTAGGAGAGAGACGAATAGCGGTCCTTACGAAAACCTCTCTTCTCTTGAACTTTGATGATGCCATTCTTTGCCTCGTATTCGAGGTTGATCAGCTCGTTCCCGAGCAGAGTAGTATGAACGTAAGGTAATTTTAGATCTGTCTTCTCTCCAAGCGACAGCTTATTATAGCCAGACAACTTCACGAGAGAGTCGTCGCAGTCATACTCAGAGATAGGCAGGCGGATAGAGCCCTGTCGGAATGCTTCGCGCAGTCCAAGGGCAGCCTCCGAGTTAAAGTTTGCTGAGCCCATTACGGCCCAGATTTTCTTAGGTGCTCCTCGCACCGCGCATCTTGCGTCGATCTCGTCGTTATTGCAGCAGCCAAGTGCATTGTAGGTGAGTCCTGTCTGCGGATCGCTCATGTCCTTCATCAGAAGGTCAACGATCGGCAAGCCGAGACCCTTAGCGTCAACTACAAGATAGTCGCAGTCGTATTCTTCCATACGGCGACGAATCGTGAGTGCGAGGTCGTCTGCTCGCATACCCTCGATGTTCTCGGTGTAGACAATGTTGCTCATGCACTTTGTCTGAGAGATCGGCACAAGAGAGTTGATGAAGATAGACGCTGCGTCGTTGTCTTTTTTGGTCGTCGACGCCATCAGCGCCAAGTCTGCCGACAGGATTCGCTTCTCTCGCGTGCCCTTTTTCGGAATGCGCACACGCTTGTCCTGCATAGTCGGAGCGATCGACGGAGGATACCATGCATAAGGGAGCACACGGTTGCGCTCAATATCCTCGTGGCTGTATAGTCCGCCATCGGTGTCAGACCACCACAGGGCTTTCATTTCCATATGGAAAGAAACATCAGAGAACGTAGACTCGGACATTTCGTCCTCCACCTGTTCTCGAATGAGCAGGCCCTCTTTGATTGGCAGCTGATACGGCAGTGCGCACATTGCGTAACTGCGCCCTTCGAGTAGATTCTTCAGATACGTAATGGCCTTTTCGAAAGACCAGTGCGATTCATACCAGCACGAACTCGCGTATAACTCACGGCTTCGTTCCTTGAGATGAGCATATTCTGCTTTCTCTAAATATTTAGGAGAGCGGATCTCACTCAGGAACTTCTTGAGAACCGTATCGATGATGGTCGGGTCCATCTTAACGAACTCGTCGCAAAGGAGCATCGTTGCACGATAGTGTCGAGCGTTGTCGTTTGCTGTCGCAACGAAGATACGCGATCCATTGTAGAATTCAATGTGAGACTCTTGCCCGTTGAATACGATTTCCGATACTTCGGATTGTAGGTTTACCGATGCAGGCATGAAGACCTTTACGATTCGGTCAAGCACCTCTTGTGCCTGCTTTCTTGTCTTCGAGACAACACAAATATGTGTACCAGGATACAAAATACAGCGAATGCAGCAGAAGATAGCGAAGATGTGCGTCTTGCCTTGCAATATGTTATCCCGTCGGCTTTTTATCCGGCGGTTCTCACGATTCGCTTCTCGTGAGCTCAGCATACCTTTTCACCCGCATGGGGTGGCAACCACTCGTGGGAGCATTGTTCTGTTCGTCAGCTCCTATGCGTTACGGTGACCATCTGCCTTTGAAATCAGATGATTTACCTCGGGATCAGCATCTCAGCCTTCCCCGATTTTGGTCGCTTATTGCCCGTATATCGCTATACGGCGAGGCCCGCGGCCATAGCCGACCTCTCGAAGCAAGATACATAAAGTAGATCGAGTTGTTCATCATGTAGAGAATGACCTCTTGGAACCATTTAAGGTTCGTTATGCCGAGGTAATCTCTAACAAACCGCTGTGGATTGGCCCTGTAGAACGCCGCGCGCTCCGCGACGGTCTCCATTACCTTTTGCAGCTCCTCGCTTTCAACTTCTCTCGTTGTCTTCCGCTTGGCTTTCGTCATAGCGGATTTACTCATCGGACTCACCGTCCGACTTCAAAATCTTTTTGCCGCGCATTGCGTTAAACTTCTCGCGGAACGCATCGTCTTCCGACTCTTCGTCTGCTACATAGCGAGGCGGTTCGACAGTGTATTTTGCAACCTCTTGCTCGTACAACTCAGCCGAGTCGTTATCCAAGTGGAACATCTTGGAGAGATGCCCGTAGAACCAAACAGTGATCGCTTTGCCAATACCATCGACATCACGCCATTCCTCGCGCGGCTCCGGAATAGGCTGCTCGTTTTCCCATTGCTGGATCAGCGTACCAAAGGTGTTCTGCTCCACAAGGGTGTCGCCAGCCTTCTGTTTCGGTTTAATGCGAGCTGAATCCATCAGCTCTTGAAGCGTCTTCATGGCATCGGTTGTGCGCTTGATGTCACCCTCCGCCTGCGCGCGCTGCACGTTGAGCTGAGCAATGCAAATACTCTTGAAGATCTCTTCTTGTGCCTTCGTCTGCGTATCATATCGCTCGCACCAGTCATCATACTGGTCGCGCAGATACTTGTATTGATCGATGGTATAACCCGGACCAAAGAAGTAGATGTCCTCTTCGGGTGCAGCCTCTTCCTCTTCTAAGTCCACGCCCTCATCAACTGCATCGTCTTCAGCAACCACAGATGTTGCTCTTTCTGCGGCCAGAGCAGCGGCTTCTTCTGCCGCAGTCTCAGCTTCTTGCAGCCTCTGCAGCACCTCTTTGCCCTCGATGAAGTATTGCTCCGTTGAATCGAGGTATGTCTGTCCTTTGAGAATGTTGTGACGCATCTGACGTTTCATGGAATAGCAACTAATCAGATTATTCTTACCGCCACGCATCATGTTCTCGTCACGGGCTTTACGAGCCTGCTCGAAGATCGTTTCGTCCCAATACCAGTCAAAGAGCGAGCACATGCGTTCCATGGCTTTCCTCTCATCGTTGTCAAAAGCTGGTAAAACCTTCTTCTGCAAATAGAGATCGGCGCAACTCTTGCACATCGGGACATATCCGTCCCACCCGTAATACAGCGGAGAGGACGATTTGATAAAATTATCATTGGGAGCGGAGTACAGCTTGCCGCAACTACAGCAACAAAACTTCGTCGCCTTGGATCGCTGTTCTGCGATCACAAATCCGGGCTGTGGATCAACCGCCGGAAGCTGTCTCTTCGGCTCCTTCGCTTTCCTGTAAGCTTTGTTTTTTGCCGGTGATGGCATAAGGTTCCTCCTTCTCTATCACAAAGAGCTCAAACTGCCCTGCTGGGAGGCAACGATTTCGCCGTCCTTGAAATACTTGCCAAGTTCAGCAGCTTCGTCAAGGTCGGTGTATACCATCACCATTTCAACACTATTCCACCCAATAATGGTTTGGATAACTTCCTTAGGAATTCCAGCCTCTGACAGCTTTGTCGTAAAACGATGTCGCAGAGCGTGCCAATAGAATGGCCTGCCAAGAATCTTGGAGAACGTCTTAGCCCAACTGTTCAGAAGAGTCACGCTGACGTGCTCACTCGGATCGTCGTGATCCGGGAACAGCCATTCACTGTCGATGCCCCTCTTTTCGCGCTCCTCTAACCACAGCTGGAGGTATGGGTCAAAGTTCTTTTTCAGTACATAGAAATTGAGCATCTTACCCTGCTTGCCTCTGCCCTTCGATTTAACCTTCTCAGGTGTGCGGTACAGCGAGCCATATAGCACATTCTCATCTGAGAAGTATGCGGTCTTGAATCTGACCAGCTCACTCTTGCGTCGACCAGAGTTATCAGCGAGAGAGAACATACAAGCCTTTTCAATCTCACCGCGCTCCACAAGCGTGTCGGCGATCATCTTGCATTCCTCTTCCGTCATCACGGTCTTCTCGCGCACGGGTGTATTCACCGGGCTCTCAATCTTCTTCACGATGGATCGATACGTCGGGTACTCGTCGTCCAAAATGTTCTCCACGTAGTTGCTCAGCGAAGACACAACCGCCTTGAGTCGACGAATGCGAGCGGGACTATTCCCGTGGTCCTCAATCAACCAATTCTGAAACTTGATGACATCACGCTTCGTCATCTCAACAAAGAAACGGTTGTCGCAATACTGCAAGAGGAACACCATCACGATGTTCAGATCCTGCCTGTATGCTTCAACCGTTGTCTCACTTCTATCGATGCTTCGCAGATACATCAAGAAATCTTTTACGAGCTCTTTGTTCTTTTTATTTACTTGCTCAAGCAGTTCGGGCGTTACGATCTTATTCTGCTTGGTGGTCCTTCCGGTACCCATGCGCCCTCACCACCCTTTCTGTTATGATCACGTTTCGAAGTCTCGAGGCAGTCTCTCACCTGTAGTCTGGTCAAACTTGCCGAGTCGTCCACCCGTCACATACGCGCCGGGAACGTATTCGCCACGCTTGAGCGCACGGATCTTTTCCATGCGTCTCTCGAATTCAACGGCGCCAATCCCGTCCTTCACCGCATCGCGCAGATAGATGGACGGAACAAACTTCAGCATCGTGCTATCCGGACAAGTGAACTCCTCTCCTTCGAAATTCTTCATGGTGCGACCCTTGTGCTGTCTGTGCTCAAAGCTGCCAAACCCGTAAAGGGACACCTTCTCCTCGTCAATGACGGCCATCTTCAGTTCCTCCAGCACAAGATCAACCCAATAACGGGTCTCGGTGATGGTGTTTCCCTGATTTGCCGCTGCACGACGGACAAATTCTTCCTTGTTCATCATTTTTCTCCTCATAATCAGTTCAGCGGAATCGACCATTCAACGGTCTTTCCGCGCTTTTCCTCAAATTTCACCATTGTAGCTGCCGGCTGAGAGGACCTGCGAAGCTTCATCGCAAACGAGTCAGTTCCCATAATGCTCGGCACACGCATCACTCCACGGAATAAACCAGTGGTCTCATACGAGCCATGATGCAGGTGCCCGCACACGAGGTAGTCGACGTCCTGTCGATAGGTGTTCTGCAGATCCTTGATTCCCTCTTCAAGATTCTTCATCTCGCCGTGGACGCCAAGAACGTTGTAGCCTGCAACATTGGTATAAATAAGACCGCTCTCATTCTCGATGATCTCGAAGCGGTCATTCTCGGCAAGCCGCGCTTTCCAGTATGCTCGAATAATCTTGCCCATGTTTTCATGTTCAAATGCCCCGTTCTTCTGGTTGAAGAAACGAAGCTCCGTATGATTGCCGTCCGTCATATAAAGTCGAACATTGACAATGCGTGTCAGTTCGTTCAGCCACACGGCCATGAACTCCATATATTTCACCGTCGCGTCGACGACGCCATACCTCAGCTTCATCAGCTGGCCAGGGCGCAGCACACCGTCCAGTTCATCCCCGAGGAAAAAGACTCTCAGCGTGTTAATCTCTTCCTCGTCTACCAGCTCTGTGATACGATCGAGCAGATTCCACATGCGTTTCTCAAAGATCTCTGGGCTGTACTCGTTGATGATCTCGCCTTTGAGTCCTTTGATCGTAAATTCCGCACCGTAATGCTCATCACCGATCATCAGGACGTATTCACCACCTCGGCCACAGCGCAGCGGCTGATAGTCGGGAATGCGCACAGGTTCGATCGACTGTACTGCAGATACGATCTGTTCAACGATTGCCTCGTCTCTGGCCTCCGAGCGCAGCCATCTCTGGTATTCATTTTTCTCGTCTCGAAGCTTGCGGCGCTCCTTTGCAATCTCTCTCAATTCTGTGCTCTGATATGTCACAGGAGCAGGAGTCGAAACCTGTCGAATGGAGCGCCCCCCGTTGCCTTGTTCATTCCCTCGCTTGTACATACGGCGATAGCAGCTTTCATCATGTTCGAGGCCAAGCACCTCGTTCAAAATATCAGCAACTTCATTCCATGTTCCGATGAGATCCTTGTCTCCACAAACGCGATAAATGAACTCACGCTCACTCTCACCGTTTCTTCTTTCGTAGCCCATCGCACACCGCCTTAATTGTTCTGCTGGCGGCGCGGGCGATGATTGTTGTTGTGCCGATTGCCACGAGACTTAGACTTTGGCTGCGGAACCCATGTGCCTCTCAGCTCACCAAGCACTCTCTTTGCCTCTCTGGATTCCTCAACAAAGTAGCCCTTGTTACGATGTCCTCTGTTGACAATAGCGATATGCGCGTTCGGCGCCTTCTTGCGAAGAACGTCTGCCTCCGCGCGTGTAACCTTTACCAATTCATTCAATCCTTTATTTTCATAGTAGAAGAGACGACCGCAGTAAAGCTGCGGGGAGGCGCAGGCCCAATGAAGAACCTGCGCTATATCAAAACGACGCTCATGCAGTTACTTGTCGTTCCCTTCCCCTTTGTGTACGCTCTTCGGTTGAAAATACTGCGTAAAAGCAAGAAAACGGGACATTTTCGCACATAAAGTTGCAAAAACGCCCCGTTTCTTTTAGAGGTATTAACTTAGGTAAGATTTATTTTTTATGTTCTGCCTTCCAAGCTCTCATCTTTTCGAGGTTTCTCGTCTTCTGACACGAGGAGCATCTCACAGACGGACGCCCACGTTTGCCCGGTGCGATCGGAACTCCACAGTCCACACATTCAGAAACATACCCGGTGTGGCCACGTGGCGTCAGGTCGAACTCTCCACTAACCATTTTACAGGCCGGACAAACTGCCTTGTCTAACGTGTAGCTTGTCTTAAAGTTACAGCCGCAGAGTACGCACTGCGCGTCCTGCAGGGTGATGCTCTGTCCGACGGGTTCGCACTCCGTGCAATACCTGCGGCTCGTGTGCTGCTTCGAGAAGCGCTTTCCGCACTTGAGACATAAACCGTCGTAATATTGCAAAGCGTCCACTAAATTCTCATAGATTACATCACCATAGCAATACCACAGTGCTGCTTTGCGTTTGGTCGGCGTCTCGTCAAAGAGCGCCTTGATCAGCACGTCAGAAACATACTGCTGGCTGCCATAGGCGTCCATCTTTTTGCGGAGCGCCTTGAATTTATAAGCCCAGTGGAAATCATCTTCCCAGAACTTAGAGCACGTGTTTGCTCCGATATGTAAAGACTCCTCTCGGAACACGTCCACGATCTCTTGTTCTTTCGGCCCGATCTTCTGGGCGTCGTTGTACATCAAAAGCCGGTAATCAAACGGGCCGACTTCGGATAAGTTGAATCGGAACTTGTACATCGGCATCTGAGTGTAGATGCGGTCTACCACGTTGTTGCCTCGTTCTTTGATCTGCGAGTCAGCTTTACCCTTGGCATATTTGAAGAATGCCGGAAGCTTCTCGCGGTCGATCTTAGCCAAACGCTCCTGCCATTCTTTCGGAACAGTAGGAAGGTACAAGGTTTTGGCAAAATCGATCACAAACCTTTCTACCCTCGGTTTCCCGATATTTATTAGGGGAGTAGAGCACATCATGTTCTCCGAAGAGAACCGCGGCGCTTATGGAACGGGAATTTCGCCCGCCCCGTATAGACTTCATAGGCCGATCTGGTCCGTATGTCTTGCTCGTTTCACCTTTCCTCCCCATTTCTGGAGAGGCTTGGCACAGGGTTGTCATGCAGTCATTCCTTAATCAGTTACGAAAAAGTCTTATGTTTGATTATATTTTGGATCGTGGAGCGGCACTTTCCATATTCTTGTGCAAGATCATCTATTGTTGCACCAGTATTATATTTGTCTTGTATTTTCAAAGCTTGTTCCTCCGTGAGTCTTGTTCGCACAACCCGATTGGATCTGTAATCGTCCCACCCATCAACTCCGATATGTTTCCAAGTGTTGTTTGAAACAATATTATTGATCGTCTTATATGAAACGCCAGTCGCAGCTGCTGTCTCTACAAGGGTCATGCCAGAGACTAATTTCTCTTTTATGGCACGTGCTTGATCGTCGTTTATCACGTTACATTTTGAATAAATAGAATACGGCTGCCCGGTTCTCGTCGCCGACATCTTTCGACGTGTTTCTTCTGGTAACATATAAACGTACTGCGTCGGGTTGGAGGTCTTATGATTTTTCCTCTTCTTTCTTTCCGACTGTGGAATAATACGGATAAGTTCTCCTCCCCTCATGGTGTTATAAGGAGCCTCTTCGTCTGCAATATACTCTATCTCCAGTCGATCCAACTCTTCTGGGTCATTCGACACCGCCAAAACAAAGAAAACAAAATTCTCTTCTCCGTATTCAGAATAGTCTTGTTGCATTTCGGTGGCATAATGAGAGCCTCTTCTCAGAGCAGAACGATGCCAGTAATATCTGGCAATGAACGATTTCTTCGTCTGTCCAATATATCTTCTTCCATTTTTTCTGTTTTCTATACAGTAAACCCCGCACTGTTTGCTGTATTTTCCCTTATCTATAAATAACATCTGACTGAATTTGACTGTTTAGATTTCCCCTGTTAGCCATTCCGTTAGCCGCCATTTCCTGTGGCTCCTTCACGTCGGAATGACACCCTACATTTGTAGGTTCACCGCGTTTTCACCTACGAGTCACCTCGTAGGGCAACTATTGTGTTAATTGTTGATCATACAAAGAATCTTGACAGCGTCAACATCGGGATCATCGGTAGACCATATTTTTGTAATTTTGTTTGAAATAGCGCCGATATTGCCGCCAGTCCACGCGGCCACCATGCCATTATAGAATGCCTCTGGTCCAAGTTCTTGTGGGGCGGCTTTAGCCATCGGATAGTACAGCGGCACTACGTCTTTACACTCACGCTCAGCAACCTTTACCAATGTAGGTTCTGCCACGACGAGTGCCTTGTCACCGTCATTGTCAAACTGTAAAATCTTACTGATGCAATCAAACGTGCTCGTATAGATACCGTTTGTGGCAAACCACTTACGAATCTCCGGGCGTTCGCTGCACACGTTATGACGGATCGCGTGTTCTTTGTAAAGGTGGGGGCTGCGCAGCACGTCCAACTTGGAGGTACGTGCATACTGCTTTGTCCACACTTCCCCATTAGCGAGCAATCCCGCCGGTACCTTGATACCTTCGAACCAATACTGGCACGCAGCATACAGGTCTGGAATGAGGAACTGATACTTGCCATCGATCATCAGCTTCCCTGCTCGCGCGTCGTTCAAGATCGACGTGCGCTGATCTCTCAGCTGCTCTTTGCAATACTCATCGCGGAGCATCTCGGGATACAAGGCAAGACACTTCTGAAAGTATGTCTGCGGCACACCCATACGTTGTTTCACGCCGAGGCAATTGAGCATTGTCTTCTTGTCGGTACAAATGCGACTCAGTGTGTCTCGCGTCCTCGAGCAGATCTCGTCCAGCTCCTCGTTGGTCATGCTTGTTAATGTCTGCAACATCTGATAGTTGATCGTGGCTTTGCTAATGCGAGTTGGTTCGACGTTGCATCTACCGGCAGTGCAGTGATATTTCTTGAAATTGTCCTTGTAATGCTGCCAATCTTTGAAATATTTTGCCATTTTGAACTGCGATTTACAGAAGATCACCTCAATATGTTCCTTTAGAACATCGTGTTCCTGCCCGTAAATGTCTTTTACGACAGCGTGGTTGACGCTCGGGTCCCGCTCGTTTGCCTCACGAATAAATCGGTCGAACGGAAACGGAGACAACAAGCCCTTTACCCACGGCGCGCGAACCATAAAGTTCTTGTCGCTCACCTGCGGCAGAATCATTCCGCATCCGTCCGTGTGTGTAATCGGCACGTCGTGCAGCTCTCGGCTGATAGAGAAATCTTTCTCGTCGATGAAGTCTACCTCGCTGCGTACTACGGTCTCGAAGTCATCTACAACGATACATCGATTGATGTCGAAATCCTCCCAAACCTCTGTGGAGCTGTTACTGAGTGCAAGGTACGCGAGGTACTTGTTTACGTTTACTCCGCCCTGCTCGTTGATGTCACGAATCGACAGCCCACAGGTGAGTGTCGGCATACAGCACTCAAGAAGATCTTCACGGATCGCAACAAACTTCTTTGTTCGGATCTGTCCAGCAGACGCAGAGAAGAATACATAGTGGTTCCCTCTCATATCAAAGCCATTCTTGATGATACTTTCCGCGATGCCGAAGAAATACACACACACGATGACCATCTGCTCATTGGTCGCGTCAGGGTCCATGCCAAGCTCTCGTACCAAAGAGGACTCAAAGGTCTGAACCACATTGGCTGGAACCAGCTTCTCCTCTCGAACGACTCGCGTCATCTCCGAGTTGGCGGCAATCATCTTCTTGAGGCGCTCCTTGAGCTCGCCCAGCTCCTTGTTAATTGCGCTTCTCTCTTCTTTCGCCAGTGGCTTCCGCTCTACTTTATGGCGGGGCTTCCTGCGGGGTTTCTTTGCTCCGGGCTTTGGCTTATCTTCACTCAGCCGGATACGGAGCTCATTCATTCTTTCTTCAATGGCTGCCTCCTCGTCTGTGTAAAAGCAGCCGGTGTCTAATGCATATACAGGATATTGCTTGTCAAACTGAAAGTCCAAAGGATCGTCCCCATTGTTTGTACAACAACGGCACGATCGCCTATATTAACGGCTGGCTGTTACCAACCGGAAATTACTGTGTAAGTCTTATTTGCCCACTCGGGCGGTTATTCTTCTCTCATAGAATAAATGATCGCAGCGTAAGCTCTCTGACGGTAGGCCAACTCATCAAAGTAGCTGCGTTCATCTTCGTCCAGCTCGTCACTGGAATCGGTTCTGTCGGTATAGCTTGTAAAGTACAAGCATTCTTCATCTTCTCTGGTTTCGGCACAGCCGTCGCACCAAAGGCAATTCTCACAATAGCTGTCCAGCGTCTGCATCGCGCGCTCGTAGTTCATCTCGTCCATCTTTCTGATTTCTCCAATCTATGTAAATTATCCGTTCACCTTGTCGAGCCACTGCTCAAGAAGGGTTCTCATACGTCTTGAGGGTACGTACACCCAAATCTCCTCACCGTCGCGAATCGCGCTACGCCAGATCCACTGCACCATCATGCTCAATGCCCACTCGTCGCGGTTGAAGTCAACGCCGCGTGTATTGATAAAGTTCTTCAGGATCGGTGACGGAAATAAATTTATCAAATAAGCGAGGTAGTGACGATCCTTGTAAGAGTTAGTCGCGCGAGCGTTGCAGGAAACATACTGCTTCTTATATCCTTTAGGACAAACCCGCATTGAATCACCTTGTGCACCGTCTTCTCCGGTCGGATGAATTTCTTTATAACACGTCCATAGACAATCCGAGACGGAAGCTTTCATTTTATGGCGAAAGAAGTTGCACGCATTGTTTTGAATCCGTTGCACTTCTTTTTCGTTCTCTGGTCTCTCATACCACCCACGGGCAAGCGCATGATAGTCATCACCGATGGCATTTAGCTTGTCGTCATAGAAGATATGAACCTTATCCTTTACGCCGGGGATCTTATATTCACGTGGTTGATCGGTGATCCTGTAGGTATCGACCGAGTCACCTTCAACATACAACAAATCATAGTCGAGCTGATGCAGATCAAAATAACACCGTTGAATCTGAGACTCAAACAAGTATGTCATGAGGTAACATTCCTTGAAACAAGTAAACGTCTCAGGCAAGAGAACCTGCACATAGCTTGTCCTGTGGTATTGCCACAGAGTACCGAGGTCGCAGTCATATCTGTAATCACAAAACCTACCCCAGTATTCCGAAGCGTCATCACGCCAAAGAGCATGACCGTCCGGAGTGGTCGTAATGTACTTATCACTTAGCGTGCCAGCGTCATACGGAGTGACCTCATATGGTGCGATCAATTCGCACACCTCGTCCATCACCAGCGTGTAGTCACCTAATTCAATCAGGTCTCTCGTCTCCGCGTCGAATCTCTGGAATAATGCGTGCGTCGTCGCAATATTTCGTCCCTCTCGAACAAGCTCTTTGAAATCCGACAGCTTGCTACGATAATCAGTAGATGTAGTTCCGTCGGCCTCTATATATCCAACCTGGGATGGGCTCACGAATCTTTTATCTGGGCACCCAGCGACGATACGTTCGCTTTCCGTGAGGAAGGGCGTAACGAACACAAAATGCTTATTATCCGGGGCCGCTCTCATATGATTGATCATTGCGCTTGTCTTACCTGTGCCCATAGGGGCATCAATTACATGGATTGCCATTAACAAACTCCTTCTTTTCAAAAACTAAAAAGTCGCAAACGAACCCGCAAACCATTGGTATCACTGCTTGCGAACTTTTTTTTCTATAAATAGTGACAATCCCATTTTCCTTGTGATATAGCCATTAGTCTGAATATATAGTTCTTCCATCTATTATGCTTATTGGATTGTCATCTGTCTTATATCGTCTCCCCATAGGTTTATTATTAAAAAAGGCAAAACTAAAAAAGTCAGTAATTGCAAGGGTTACAGGGTCGTTAAAACAGCGTTTTGCGAAAAATGTTGTCGAAAGAACTTCGCAAAATATGTTTCGAGCCATATCACATTGATTAAAATCAATAGGCTCTATTCACTTGTCAAGGTTCGCTACGCTCACTCGTGGTTATCACCATCAAGGTTCGCTGTGCCAACTTATGGCTATCGTCATTAAGGTACGCTTGCTTCTACCGTTAGAAGCAGAGGACTTCAACTACACCAGTAAAAGAAAAATATATTAAAAATAACCAAACGGTGCGGTTCTACCCTGTTACTCACCGACGACCGCTTGACGGTTGTCATCTACCAAACCAGAGCTCTTCGTTACATTCCACTTCTTGTGATTGGCACTGCCGAGGTTTAGATTCTGGTAGGTGCTCATAATCTCCTCATCGGTGATACCAGCATAACGGAGGGTCACTGCCTGAGACGAGTGACCGAGGATCTTCTGGAGGAACTCAACAGCGCGAGGACGGTCCTTTGCAGTTACGATCACGTGATACGCAAACGTCTTTCTCAGACAATGTGTACTGGCATGTACATCAATACCGCATTTGTCGTTGATGATCGACTTGAGGATACGCTCAACCGACTTGGTGTCCAGAGGCTTACCGTTACCGGTACGTCCGCTGCGACTCACGAAGAGGTAGTCATTTAGATCAATAGGGACACCTCTCATGACGAGATCTCCGAAGTAAAGATCAGCTGCGTCCATAACAGCATCGTTCATGTAAACCACACGACGTTTACCGGTCTTCTTCTCCGACAGCACAATGCGTTCATTGTACCGTGTGCCGGTGGAATCCAGTAGATGACCAACCTGAAGCTTGAGGAGATCGCTTACGCGAAGACCGAAGTTGATGCCACAGGTGAATAACAAGTTGTCTCTGAAGAGGCCTTCGCTGAGCATATACTCCTGAATCTTACAAATGTCGTCCAAGCTCTTGATGGGCTCAGCTGCGTGGGAGACAGCCTTGGGATCGTCGTTACGAAACACACCATCTGCTACCTTACCAGCACTCCCACGCTCATCGGTGCTGGACGATGGCCTGGCGATGGAGAACCCTACTCTCTCGGTAGTTGTCACCTGGGAGTCTTTTTTATTTAATTTTTCATTTAAGTCGATAACCATAGTTCATACTCCTGTTCCGAGTCGTGTTATACCGCTAACTCATAGTCGTGCTATACCGCCAACTCATATTCTCTTTAACTATAAATAGTGTACCACATATTCATTATAAAGGCAACAAATCTGGCGTTTTTCTTATTTGAGTTTATAATATATATGTCAAAACTGTTCATTATCTGTAATATATAAAAGTAACTTTATTCACGCCGCCTCTGTGCTCTTCAATCGTCTTTATTGAGAACTCTCTGTTAAGACAGCTGAGCTAAAAGCTGCATGGTCCAAGATTTGTGTTATCTCATTTTACGACACCGATCATCTACGAGCCGCGTTACATGCAAACATAAGTAGAGCCGCCTACCTCGATATGAAGTAGGTGGCTATTTTGCGCAGACTGGTGTCTCTATCGGATAGTGAGTGTAAAGGGTGGCAGTAGGTGTGAGAGAGGTGAAAAGTGTAGTGTTTATGCGGCTTTGCGGTGAGTTTTAGGTGATTAGAGGAGAGATGTGATAGGCGGTACGATATGTGTCGGTAGTTAGGCAGAAGGTTCGGTAGTGTTGGTGGAGTTGAATGGAAGGTGGAAATAGGACGAGAGGTTGTGATGTGATGACAGCACCTGGTGCGCTCGACCGCGCGGCGGTCGTGGTGTAAACCACCCCCCCTATGCCGCGATAGGTCAAAAGGCGGCATAGCACGGAGACAGGCGCGGCACGATCTGACGGGGCGGGACAGGAACAACGGGACAGGCGGCACGGGGGCGCGGGGCGCGAACCGGACACGGGGGGAACAAGGCACGGGAGAGGGGCGAAAAAAGAATTTCGGAAAAATCAAAAATTTATGTTGACAAAACCTACTCCATGTGGTAAGGTATAGCCAAGCTGAACGACACGAACCAACCGACCGCGGCACTGTTCCGACGGCGTACACGGTGACAGCCGCGCGGCGCTCCCCCGCACAGCACTCCCCCGCCCCTACTCACTGACGCGCGGCACGACCCGCGCGGGCTTGATGGCAAGCCATGCGACCGCCCGCCGAACCTTGACAATGAGATATTTCCAAACTTCCCCCGTTCCCGTTGCGCGTTAGTGTAACAGGCGGCGCGGCAAAATGGGCGCGTTAGCGTTCCGCCGTGACTGCGACGGGTAAAGCAAGGACTTATCGTAATAGCCGCGAAACAGGCAAGTATAGAGAAAACGACCGTTGTACACCCCGGAAGTGTCGCATTATGTCCACTGGACAAAGTACCGTGATATTAGCGGAACAGGTGAACGCGCGCCAACGGAAGCAAGTATTTATAAACTACCGTGCAGTCCCTTTAGCAAGGATATGTTTCATAGGGCGGCAATACGCTAAAGCACCTTTACAAGCACATTGTACAGCAACAAAAGGGCGTAAAACGACGCTATCAAAGAGCATACTATACCCTTTTGTGGCTGTACAAGCCAAAAAATCAGCGCGTTAGCGCAAGAAAGAGGTACATACAATGACCACTATCGACCTTATCAACTCCAAGCTCATCGACCTTAACGACGCCATTGCACGCGGCGAGGACGCCGAGGACTTGCGCGCCGACCTGACCGCACAGCTCAAGCTGTACAACAAGGCACAGCAGAAAGATTATATCCAGTCCGTCAAGGGCGAGAACCTGTCTCCCGTGGAAGTCATGGCACGCTATATCCAGCAGCAGTATTATAGCGGCTTGCGCCTGACCGTCGACCGCGATACCCTCGAATGGGTCGTGTCCCCCGCCGAATTCCGTTGCTCCATGATGCAGCTTGAAGCCCTCGCATACTCCAAAAAGGCTGACCGTATCAGCGCCAACGGCGGTTGGTACAAGCATCTCGCCGCGTTCCTCGACAATGTTGCACTGTTCCGCATCGGCGGCGATTCCCACATCGTTCGCACTACGTCCAAAGGTGACGCCTTTACCACCCCCGTCGAACTGCTCAAGTACAAGGAAGAGCATGGCTTTACCTGCAAGGAAGCCGTCCCGTCTAAGCGCGAACTCATGGACGAACTGACCCGCGTTTTCGAAGCGGTTTTGCCCGAGGGCATGACCGACAAGGACGGTAACCCCCTTGTACCCGTCAAAGCCGACCTGACGTTCATCATCGATGACACTGCGAAAACGATTGTCAAAAAGGATTTTGGCGGCTGGCAGCAGTCCCGCACCGCCGCTATGGAAAAGACTCTCTTCAAGGCACTGGAAAAGCGCTATACCCGCGAAGCGTACAGCTTCCAGACCAGCGTGGACAAGGCTGCCCCTGCGAAGAAATCCGAATCTGAAAAGGAAGCTGCCCGTGACAACGCTGGCGCCCCTGACAACGCCATGCCCAAGGCAGGCCCTGTCGAAGTCAAGTCCGATTCCGAACCCAAGGCGGCCAAGCAGGTGAAGAAGTCCACCCGCAAGACCGAGAAGAAGTCCGCGTGATCGAATCACGAATCCAGATCCGCCCCTCTACAAGCAAACTGAAAACAGATTTTGGTCGGAACCCGTGCCCTGCAATGCCTAACCGTGTTGCAGGGCATTATTCTGCCCAAAAGCAAAACGCAACCCGAAAACGGAATTGCAATCCGCTTTTGGTCGTAGACGTGTCTATGAACGTACACAGCCGAAAAATAATAACAAAGCGCGAACACGCGGCAGCAGCTGAGCCGCACATACGGCGCGAGGGCGTTTGGGTCGGCGTTCATAGGCATTACTATGCCCAAAAACAGGCAGAAAATCAGCATCGAAAACAGAAAAGAGGTTTCAAAAATGGACACTTATACCCTCGTCTTGGCTTGCATCGGCGCATCTTATGTCACCGTCAAGGTTTGCAACTTCCTTTTCTGGCTCGACCAGCCCCGCAAGCATCATCGTTGAGAGGAGAATCGCACATGAAAATGACCACTTCATACGGAGGCAGATACCCGAACTCGGATTTTGTCCTGCACCCTGATGACCGCAAGCAGCTTCGCGATATGAAACGCGATCAGAAACTCGCCCGCATGATGAACTGCCGCAAAGTCGACAAGTTCGACAAGGGCGAACACGCCTATCAGCCCGCGCCCAAAAAACAGAAGCGCATTTCGTTTCTCAAGCTGGACACAGCCGAGCTTTACATGAAAGCAGGTGCTCAACTGATTTCGGACTGCGTTTCGAAGGAACGTATCATCATGGACTCGTCCGGTCGCGTACTGGGGCAGGTCCACAACGATGTTATGCTGGAATTGTTCAGTAGATACAGATTCCAATCCGAACCCATTCGGGGCACGTACAAAACGAAATACAGCTTTGTCTGATCGACGCAGCTGCGCGTTACCAATAGCATCTTAAATCCCAATTCCACAACCCATCTAAAAGCCCTTCAGAGGCTCTATGAGCGCACCTATCGCGAATCGAACCCGAATTCACGTTTCGAATTTGCGTTGCTCATGGCGGCTCTGAGGGGCTTTGCCGATACCCCTCACTTGCCATATTCGCTTTCATGTCACCTCCTGACGCAAGCTGCGTAGTTGCCCGCGGGTCACCTGTCTTTATGGCTCGCGGGCTTTACTGCGCAAATCGGAATCGCGTTTTGAAGTCGAAAATGGCAAACGTCCCGAACATTCCCTTTGGCGCCACACCGTTCTATTTTCCAGCAATTACCAAAAAGATTGGCGCTTCGTCCAAACTTTCCAAAATATCCTTTTTTCTACTTGCAACTATTGTTCTTTTGGGCTATCATTGTCCCACAAGCAAGAACGTATGTTCGATTTTTGGATTCAATATTCGAACACGCTCTGCAACGTAGAAGATGGAAAGGAACTTTGAACAAGTATGAGAATTCCCTTATTGGACATGGAAATGAATCTGGACGGGCTTGTCAAAGCGCGGGACGACGGTGATATCGAATTGCTCCCCTGCCCTCTCACGGCTATAATCGCCGCCAGAGAGGGTTTAATTTTCGATGGGTTCTTTATCTGCGTGATGGAGAACGGCACCACAGACGCGCTCCTGTGCGCTTACACGGCCTTTTCTGAGCAGCATTACGTCATTTATGACATTCTGCTTTCAGAAAGTGAATTTGCTATGCTCACTGCCTTGTAATATTGTGGTCTTAAAGAGTTTTTCCTTGACTTCGACATTCAAATCCCGTATGATACATATCAGAAATGAGGGATTGAAATGTACAACGAGGAACTCAAAAAAGACTACCTCAACAACGGTATTGGAAGCAAAAACGTAGTGGATTTCCGCGCTGTCGCGAATGCCGCCGCAAATATGGAAACAGAATTCGATCGCGATTTAGCATATTTCACCAGAGAAGAAGTAATCCAACTCATCAATAGCTTGGAATTAACAAATCCTCTCACAGTTAAGGGATATCTATCTGCGATTCGCAATTACCAAATGGTATATTCGAGCAACACCGAATTGGACGAAAATCCAATTCGCAAAGAAGAAATTGATATTGTCAGCGGTATTAAAAAATGCTTTTACGATTCCTACCACTCGCTGAAATGCAGCCTTGAAAAAGGAATGTCTTTTACCGACGGCTACGCGGAGCCCGCCGCACTCACTCTTGCTTGGATTGGTATTCCGTTTTACGAGGCTTGCCGTCTGCAAACAAGCCAAGTTGACCTGATGAATGGTGTCATTGCTCGATACCCCCAAAGAGATATTGTGTTCGGAAATGACGAACCGGAAGCGCTCAAGATTCTAAGAGCATATGCCAACACCTCGAAGTCATATCGAACGAGGAATTGCACTTACGAAGTCTATCAACCAAAGAACAATCCCTACTTTTTGCACGCAATGGTTTCAAAAGGAAGCATCGACAAGGTGGCAAAACCGATTGCGCAATCCAATTTAACGTCAAGTTTTGCTAAATTAGCTGTAAAAGTGAAAGAACAAAATGATAGCGTGAACTACAATTACACCGATATCCTTCGTAGCGGAGAATTACATCGCATCTATGTCGCCGAGCAAAACGGGCTTGCCGTTACGAGCAAAATTAACGAAGAACGTGTATGCTCTATGATTTCTGGTAAGATGCCCTACTACGAGTTGATGTACCAATATAAGAAATACAAACAGGCTTTCAATTTGCACTAACAATTCAATAGTTAATATAGCTCTCGAGTTTTACAACTCGGGAGCTTTTTCATACCCAAAATTCAACATAAAGGAGACAACGCTATGACCAATCATAAGATGTTTAAGCCCATTCTCATTATCCTGTTCATTATCGCACTCCTCATCGGCACCGCTGCCCTCACCAGTGCTTGCCACGCAGCTTCACCCGAAGAGGAAACGGTTTCCGAAATCGATTGGCGTTGTCCCGACGCTGGTTGCTATATCATCTTCGCAACTGTCGAATCGTCTGAACACGGCACCACGCGATTCATCGCCCGTGATGGCAACATCTTCACCGTCAACGACGAGCACGATCCCAATGTCCCCTACCTGCTCACCATGTACGGGAACTACACCGACGACGTCACCGATGACGAAGTGTGCGTCGTCTGGGCAGCGGTCGAAGGGGCGCACGGCTGATGGGCGAATATGAGTTCCGATACGTGAAAGGTCATGTAGAAGTGTATCTGCATGGCTTTTTTCAGTTCGCGGCAGACACAGTTGCCGAAGCTCGTGAAGAATTGGAGGAGTTGGTTTCTCAATGATAAATCCTAAATTTCAAGTCGGAGACGGTGTCCGCATTCGCGAAGACCTTCCTTACCTGGGCTATTCCAGTAATGACCTGTTCTGCAACGAGGACATGTGGAACCATCGCGGACAAGTCGCGGAAATCAAAGCCGTTACCGGAAACCGTTTCGAGTTGACAAATCCAGAAACGCCCTTTGAGCGCCCCTGGGTATGGGAACCGGAATGGCTCGATCCGGTTGATGACAATGTAGACATCACAGCTGTCGAAAAGCTTTTGTAATTTAAGGAGAAGGCACTATGAGTAGTAAACTGACCACCATTCCTCTCATTCAATCCTATGACGATATCCGCGCTGAAATGGCGCACGATCTTCAGTATCGCCTCGAAAACCGAAAGGCAAAAACGTCCCTCGGCCGCCCACTGTATTACCGCATCAATGTGCAGCTCATCACGACCCAGGAATGTCCGTTCTATTGCCCGTTTTGTCTGGAACGAAAGAATCCAATGTTTGGAAACAACGATTTTGAGGCACAGATTGAATCTCTGAAACAGGTTTTGAAAGAGCATCCGAATGCCAGACTTACGATCACCGGAGGAGAACCCGGATTGTACCCGGAGCACGTCGAGCACGTCGTACAGATTTACAAAGAAAACAGCAACGGCGTGTTTTGTTCGATCAACACTACTGGCTTCAGCGAGAAATTGAACGGGTTGGCTCACCTGAATCTTTCGCGAAACGAATACGTTTGGGCAGATCCCGCAGGCTATCCGGGCTGCACGGTACAAACCGTGGTCGAATCGCCCACTCTCGATTTTATCAAAGACTACATGGTGCTGGACGCTAACAGTTTCTCTTTTCGGTTTTTGAGCGGACTCGAGAAGAAAGATTATCCTGTAGACGTATGGAACGATTTGCAAAATGACCCAGAGATTGACGTCCATACGTTCCGTATTGGAGATTTCTTTGTATACGCCACGTTTGATTACGCCGGTAAACACGCTCGTCTGACACTCGGCGATATGTATCAGCAGCGTCACAATGACTATCGAGACGGCTATTCCAATATCATCATTCACCCCGATGGTCGTATCGGAACGAATTGGAGGTAAGCGAAGATGGAATATGAAATCACAACAACGTGCTATCGCTTTCTTCGGAAAGCAACTCTCGATGCAGACACACCCATGTGCGATATCTTCCCTTGCGAAACATGCTGCAAAAAGGATATCTGCGGTCTTTTTAGCGTAAACGGCGTGTATTACGGCGAACACTTCTTCTCCAGCACTCTCGGTGAATTGCTCGCACATGACGAGCACGCAAGCTCCTATTATATTATGAGACTCAAAAAGCAGTACGCTAACCCGTCTATCACAAAAGAAAGCGAAGGTGTTTTTCGCCTCCATCTGACTCACGGAGGTTACATTCCCATAAGCCTGTCTGAACTTGCTCATCTACACGAAAGCATCGGGCGCGTTTTGGACGGTGAAACGTAGATTTGAAAGGAGATTCCATGTCTAATAAGGCACCGTTAAACAGCTTTAACCTCAATGGGCTATATTTCCATTGCGGGCAGTGTAAGCACAATGACCACTGGTATAACGAACAGCCGTGCGCTTCTTGTGTAGAGATCAAGCAGCTGGAAACTGGTGGCGTCTTCCCTATCGTTACCGGTAAATGTTTCGAACCAGAAGATCCGCAGTATATCGAAAAGATCACAAACCTTACTTCTCAGTACGTTCCGCGTTTGCAAGAGATTGAGCAAGCCCGTAAGGAAGTTAGACAAGAACTCGCGCAGTCCGCAAAGGAGCTTGGAGTTAAGGTTTCCGATTTCGATTTTGCGTGTAAGGAGATCTAAATTTTCGCCGAAATAAAACAGCTATTTAGAAATCTCGAATCCATTTCAAATTTCAAATATCAAAAGGAGAATCAACATGACCACTGAAAAGATGAGCGTCCATAAGGCGCTCTGCGAACTCAAAACGATCGATGCCCGTATCGAAAAGACGATCCGCGCAACTACCTATGTGTTCGCCAATAAGCATAACAATGCCAAGGTGAATGGCATGTCTCTCAGCGATTTCTGCGCCGAGATCAAAGCCAATCACAAGTCCGCTCATGACTTGATCGCTCGCCGTGACGCTATCAAGCGCGCCGTCACACTGTCGAACGCCACGACCACGGTGATGATCTCCGGTAAGGAGTTCACTGTTGCAGAGGCGATCGACTTCAAGAATCATACCGTCCCCATCATGAACGGTATGCTTTCCAAGATGGCGTCCGACAATATGCGTGCCCGTTCGGCTGCCGATGCTGCCAATGGTCCCGCTCTCGAAACCCGTGCCGATGAGTACATCAAGTCTCTCTACGGCAACGTCGACATGAAGGGTGCATCCGAAGAGATCAAGAAAGTCCGCGCCGACTTCATCACCGCTCAGACGACCGAGCTTGTCGACCCGCTCAAGATCGCTGACGAAATGGCGACTCTCGAAAAAGAGATCAACGACTTCACCGTCGAAATCGACTCCGCCCTCAGTGTTTCCAATGCCCTGACGGAGTTGGAGATTTCCTACTAAGCAACCAACTTGCTGCTGCCCGAAAACCCTATATCATATGCCTTCTCTGTTTTAGCCAAAGTACAGATAAGTAAAGTGAAAAAGAAATTTGGCATCGGACTGGAAATCCGACTATAACAAATGTGTTTTGTAATGGCATTTACAAAATCTATCCTGCAGAAAAAGGATGATATTTCCGATCAGAAGCGAGCCCAGTGAAGCGCTCGCGTGCCGCCGGAAATGGTTTGAACTGTAAAGTTCAACATTCAACCCTTAACAGTAACAGTTCAACCCTTAAAGCTCTTATGGAACAACGCTCACCTTTCAAATCACAATCACTAAACTTTGACCAAACCCAAGAGCGACGGTTCGTCGGGTGTATATGTGACCGCAGGGATTTCCGCTTGGCTGGGCAGTAGCAAGTTGTCATATAACAAAGCGCCGTCGTGCTTTTCGACGGCGCTTTTCAAATGGAGATGTAGTTTAACTGGCAAAACACGGCACGAATCAGGTTCTAAGTTGCGGGTCCGAATCCCGCCATCTCCTCACTAAAACGACTGACCAACGTGATTTTTAAGGAGGCATTTACAATTTACTCAGGAGCACGGTTTCGAATACTACCTAAACGGAGGGCTTTTCAATGACTAAAATCATTCGGAATATGATTCGCTGCAACCGCTGTGGCGATGAGATCGAGTCCACATCCCGTCACGATTTCAAGTGGTGCTCGTGCGGCAAGTGCGCCGTCGATGGCGGCCATGACTATCTCAAGCGCTGCGGCGACCTCAGTGACTGGACAGACATTTCCGTTATCGAACACGAATCGGAGGACGTCCACGAAACCAAAACGTAATTTCAAAGGAGCTTAATATGTCTGCTTGTTATTTGCTTGTAGCAAGTTACTGGGGCGAAGATACGCCCCTCGTTGTTACCACAAATCACGATACCGCAAAGGCGATGCTCAACGCATTAAATGAAGAAAAGAAGACCGCAGGATTTCACTTTTTCCCCGCGGTTCATACTCGCCTTGCGAAATGTTATTTGTACTCTCACCCGGAGATGAACACTATGAAGCATCTCATGTATCCGTCCCATTTCTTTATCAAAGAGCTTGTTCTCGATCCTGAAAACTAATTCCCGCCGTGAAAATCAGTAGCAGCGGACGACAAAAGGAAGTGATACCGATGTACACCCGTACCGTAGCTGGTGATCTTGATGACCTCATCTTCGCCGAGGACTACAAAGTCCACTCCACCAAGCGCTCCTGATGGGGCGCTCCCTATGAGTCAGTGGCGAAATTGGTTAGCCGCAGGAGCCGATTGAGCTCCCGGAGAGTCGCGCCCTCCTTGCAGGTTCGAGCCCTGCCTGACTCACCACCATGATCTATTCATGGGTATAGTGTCTCCTCTCAAAAAAGCGCAGTTGCCCTAATGCCCCGATGGACTGGTCATCTGTCGGGGCTTTACTGCGCCCCAAACACAGACCATACGAAAGGAGTGTCCACAGTTGAAAGACACAAATGGAACTCCCTCTTTCTTTCGAGTTGCGAGTTTCACTTTAGCGATGGGAATCGTATTCCCTCTCGCTTTTGCGTTTGCAAAATATGACGCCAATCCCGTGTCGGAGATCGAAACGCCTCCGGCAGCTTCGTTTGATCGCGTCACTTCCATGCCGGAGTACGACTTTGAGATTCCTGATCTGGACAAGCCCGCCACGGAATACGCCTATATGACACAGGATTGGGTCGTCTACTATCCAATCTCTTCCGAAGACCGCCACGTCCTCGAATGTATCGTGCAGGGCGAAGCAGGCGGAGAGAGTTTTGAAGGCAAAATGTGGGTTGCCACCTGTCTTCTAAATGCAATGCGCCGCGAGGGCGGTGCTTCCGCATCGTACATAAGAACGCAATACCAGTACGCAGGCTGGAACGAAAACATCAGCGACGATACCATTTCCGCTGTCAGCCGCGTGTTTGACGACGGCGAAGTAATGCACGATACCGTGTTGTGGTTCTATGCACCGAAGACTTGCACTTCCAGATGGCACGAGTCACAGCAGTTCGTCACCGAAATTGGCGGGCATCGTCTGTTTGCCCCATGGTAAGGAGATACATATGGAAAAACGATTTCATGTTGGCGACACCGTCGAGCTTTTCGACGGCGAGCTTTATGAAGAAGATCGCTTGAGCTGCTTAGTCCCCGGAGCATTGGGTGTGGTCATTGCAGTTGGCCACGATTGTGGCAGCAAAGGTTGGGATTATGAGGTTCGCTTTGACAATCTACCAGGTCGAGAGGGCATAGCGTTGGATTGGTGGCTGTATGAGTCAGAACTCGTCGACCCCTTCAAGGACGTTGAAATCGATGTGGCTTCCATGCTATAAGGAGAAAACATTATGGAATTCAAATTCAGTCCAGGCGATGAGATCGTCATGACAAATCCAAGAGGCAGCGGCTGGACCTCTCGACACGATTTAAGGAAAGACGTCGAAGGGACCGTTGTGCGTAGCTCCAAAGAGGAAAATGGATCAATAACCGTAAAATGCTGTTTTCCTGGCGTGTATGATGGCTGGTGGGTTTACGAAGATGAAATCGACTTCGTTGAGAGGCCGTTCGAAGTAGACGTGTCCGACCTGCTCTAAGGAGGGAATATGAAAAGCAAATTTCAAAAAGGTGATCGCGTTGTCCTCCTGACTTCGGATCTACCGGAAGATGATCGCGATGACGCTCTGATTGCCGGTGTAACAGGCACAGTCATATATGTGTATGTAGAAGAAGATAATAACCATCGCGTTGATGTCCGCTGGGACGTTGATCGTGCTTGGCTGAAGAGCTGGTGGGTCGACGAATGCAACCTCGATTTTGAATGCGAAGTCGAAGATGTGTCGTCCGAAGTGGCGATGTTACTGTAAGGAGGAACTATATGAATCTCAGAGAAGCCGTTATCGCGGCAGTCAAGCGCGAGCTCGGCATTCACATGACGAGCAGCGAAGAGGCGCAGCAGATTTACGACATTTGCGAAGAGTGCGGATTGACTACGGAATATATCCCGGTCGACGAAGTTCCAGGATCGTGGGAAGTCTTCTTCGGCACAGAGTTTGCAGAGCCTGTATTCTATACGTGTTCGAGTGCTCTTCTTGCGAACTTCCCGAATACAACCATTGTCGAATTCTCCGATCTTCCTACCTGTTCTGTGGACGCAGAATCGATAGAGGCCCTGCTGTAAGGAGGGATCAAACATGGATTTGGAAACCGCAGTTTGCCTTGTTTTTGAAGGCCAGCTCGGCATCATCGTCGATAGCAAAGAGGAAGCGCAAACGCTCGTCTCGATTGCTAAGAGCTTTGGATTTACCAGACGGAGTACGAACTACGACGGCATTCCGGAGAGGTGGTGTGTCTTTGGGCATTACGAGATCGCAGGTGTAAAAGAAAAAGAAATTGTCTTTTATTCTATGAGATCGAGCTTTGCACAAACTCGTGACCTCGTAAGCTTCTCCGATCTCGCCACTGTAGCATTTGATACCAGCTCCATTTGCGATTTACTGTAAGGAGGATCAAAATGCCAAACGAGGAATTCACTTATTCTGTGGGTGACCGTGTTGTCTACCTTCACCCAGAGGCAGGGAATGGTACTCGCATGCCGCGAGGTTCTCTCGCAACGGTAATCGAAGTGAAATCGCGCAAAACTGTTGTGCTGGACTTTGATGACGCCATTGAGTCTTACCATCACAAATGGCCCTGCGACGTCGACTATATCGAACCGTGTTTACCCGACAATATCGATTTATCGGCATTACTTTAAGAAAGGAACCGCTTATGTCAATTGAATTATCTTCCATTGAAACCGCGCAGCAGTTGGCTGAGCGGTTTTTGCTTTACGGTCTCCGTGTGGAGGTCAACACCAAGAAAGAGATCCAGTATGTGCTGCACTTCTTAGACATGAGAATGCCGCACTGGTACCGCACTGGCTGGCACTACGAATCCGCCAGACCTCGCAGCGATCTCCCTGCTGTCGGGCTTTCTGATCCTGAGACGGGTATACATATTATCGAAGATTGTGTGACGATCAGTCATCTGCGCAAAAACGAAAACACGATTTCGTTTGAAGATTTCTTCAAGTTGAGCAGAAAGCGCGGCAAATATAAACCACGCTCTGTCGGAAAGGAGACCGCATGAGCTCTCAAAGACCGTGTTGTTGCCAAATAGGAGATCGCGTGATCTATGGCGGCGTTTACGGCTGTAACCCAAGGTACGAAGGGTATGGTGCGGACGTTGTTGCCATCGGCAGATATCACGAAGACAGAGATACCTACGCTATTTACATCAACTTTGATAAGGAAGCGGATTGCCCGATCAGGCGTTTTGCAACGCTTGAGAATCGCGTCCATCTGATTTGCGATCTATCTGCTTCCGATGTTGAAGCACTTTTGTGAGGTGACTGATATGGAATTTCAGATTGGAGACCGCGTAGCTGTCGATAACTCCGAAGACTATCCGGAGCTCAATGGCCGCCAAGGAGTTATTCGCGGCAGCTTTGTGACAGATGCCGGCAAAACTATATGTAACGTTGAATTTGACCGCCCACTCGATGAACTATCCGATGGTTATTTCAATGGGCATACCTGCGGAGGTCTCGCCGCAGCAGGACATGGTTGGAATATCAAAGAGACCGAACTCGTCTTGGTGTTTTGCGACGTCGAGATCGATATTACTTCGCTCATTTAGCGGAAACGCTTTTGAGATACATTTTATTAAAGGGCAAAGCCCGAGAAAAGAAAGGAAACTATCATCATGGCTAAGATCATCATCGCTGGCAATTCCTGCACCCTGGAGTCCTCCCTCACCACCGCGCAGCTCAAGAAGCTCGCAAAGTTCCGTCCCGCTTCCCTGCAGCTCCTGAACGCTGACAAGAAGGTCGAGTTCGTCGTCAAGGCGGGCGAGGTCGGCAGCGTTTCCCCCATGGGCGTCGTGTTCGATGGCACCACGCACGACGGCAGCGGCCTCGCTTGCCTGACCAAGATGCTCCCCGCAGACGTCACCGACGTCAAGAGCTGGGTCATGGACAACATCGGTTCCGCCGTTCTCAAGCTGAACAAGCTCGAGGAGACCCTGCAGGTGGCTCTCGCCGACATCGACAAGGAGGTCACCGCTGTCGAGGGTACCATCTCCGTCATCGGTGGTGCGGACGCTGAGTAATCTCAGCTCCGCACAAAAAAAAGAGCAGTACGGTTTTTGATTCCGGGACCGTACTGCTCTTCCCTTTTTCGGGATCAAAACACATCACATAACCGCTAAGCGGTATGAAAAATAAGGATATATAAGGAGATTACAATTATGTTTATCAATGTCAATGTTGCTACCATGGGCGCCCGCAAGACCATCACCGTCGACACCGAGACCGCTACCCCGCAGTCCTGCTTCGAAGAGGCCGGCATCGACTACAGCTCCGCTTCCCCTTCTCTGAACGGCATCACTCTGCGTGCCGGTGACATGGGTGCCACCCTCGCAGCGCTGAACGTCACTCGCGACGCCAACCTGACCGCGATCGTCAAGGCTGACTCCGCCGTCGCCTGATTTTCGAATCAGGAACACGCCTCAGTAACTCAAAGCCCTGCGGCGTAAGTCGCAGGGCTTTTCCAATCTAAAAAAAGAAGGAGTCATAAAGCAAAATGTTTGCAACTTCCTACACGAATTCGCCGCTCGTTGGCACCGCGGCAAATGAGATTTTTCCGAATATCAAGGGTGATACTACCAGCCTCGGAGACGTCACGATTCTCGCCACCATGCGAGTGCTTCTGTACGATCGTCTGAAAGACGGTCAGGAGGCGGCGTTTGTGCAGCGCGAAGTGTCTCCTTCGAGTCTTAACGGGGATCTTGAAGCTGATATTGCATCTGCATTCAGCACTTACGATCTCAACACCGTAACCAATACACTCTTCATTCTCAACGCTCAGTGTTCTTCTGAGGACGAGAAGAAGGCCATGCTCGAAAAGTTCAAGGGCAAGCGTCGGCTGTTCGGCATGAGCCCGAAAAAGGCTTTTGAAGATGGCCTTTTCAACAAGGTCATGAAGTCGAAAGTCTTTATGGACCCCGAGCGTGCCTGTACGTTTATCTTCGTGGCTGGCGGACTGACGAGCATTGCTTCCCATGCGATCGCAGTTCTCATGCCGCGTTATTTCGACAAATATTTTGACCATGACGACAGCGGTCACGTTCTCATGAACGAAAATGAGAAGCTGCTCATCGTCAAAGGCCTTTCCGAAGGAAAGCGAGACGGCACGTTCGTCTCCGCGATTCAGACATTCACAGAGCGCTTCGATTTCCGCACGCCGGAGATCAAGGCGAAGCTCAATGGGTTTGAGAAGCGGTATGCCAAGAGCAAAGTGGACACGCTGGATCGCAATATCGAAAAGGCAATCAGAGAAATCAACGAGATCAATACGAAATATGCCCGTCTCGTTCGTCAGAAGCGTTCTCTTCTCGATGAGCGCCGCGCGTTCATGCTGGGTCTCGAGGAAGAAAAGAACGAAAATGCCCTGATGAATTACTTCCTTGCGAATCAGAATCTTCTCCTGAAATCCGTCGACGGAAGCGTTTTGGAATTCTATGTGAAGACCACGCTCGGCAATTTCGACACCGAAACGATGAAGAGCATTCTGGGGAATTCCGGTCGTGCCGATCGATGCACCATGTATACGAGAGGCGACAAGGGTATCTCCCTCGAAGACCGAGATCTGCTTTTCAAGGCGATTTTCGTTGATGAAACGATCCGTGTCTGGCTGTTCGCCCAATTCACTCTCAGATGCGATGAATATTGCGAAGTGGCCGCACACAGCAGCTTCTCGCAGCCGCCCGAAATGCACGATTGCTGTCCGAATCCGCACCTCTACTATCATTCCTGCATGGGCGACAATCAGCGCTATGTCAACGATGCGTTGGCGGAAAGTGATTACGTCACCGCCATGGAGCAGACGATCGGTTCTGTTGCCAGCGTGAACATCAACGAGAGCGTCACGGCAGGCCCGTGGATGGAGGATCTTCTCAGCGATAAGTATGGTCGCTTTTTCGAAACCCGCGACGGTCGCCGCATGAACATCAAGGAAGTCCTTGAATATCTGAAGGAGGGCAAGTAAAATGCCGAAGCCGATTTATATGAATGAAGAGATGATCGACGAGTGTTTCGCCGACGTCCGAGCTTCATTTGAACAGCAGTTTGCCGCTGCCCTCGAACGGGCGAGAACCGGAAAGACTCCTCTTGCGAGAGGGGTCTTTTCTTTTCAGCCGGTTACTTATGAGTGGACGAATGACAAGACCAAGGCAAAAGTGGTTTTGGAACCGACCGCGTTCAGCAAGATCTGCCTCCTGATGTACAACACAGACAAGGAGATCGGCTGGCACGGTCTCATCACTCGTGATGAAGCCGATCCGAATCTCTTCCATGTTGAGGATGTGATCCTCTATCCGCAGACTGTCACTTCTGTAACGGTTCAGACCGATGACGCGAAATACAGCAATTGGGTCGTTGAACTCCCGAATGAGCAGTTCGACAAACTCCGTTTCCACGGTCATTCTCATGTCAATATGGGCGTCACGCCCTCCGGAACGGATCTTACATACTATTCATCTTTGATCCGCCAGTTCAAGGACGGGTTCTACGTCTTTATGATCATCAACAAAAAGATGGAGATCTTCTGTCAGGTTTATGACTTCGATAATAATTCGATGTACGAAACCGATGAGGTTGAAGTTGTCATTGGTCAGGGCTTTGGAGAACAGCTGAGTAATTCCAAAAAGGAAATGGTCACGACGCAGACCTATTCTTATTCCGGCTACAACGGTTATTACGGGCAGAATCGCTACAACGGCTACTACGATGACGATACCGTAATTCCGTCTCGCTCCCGTGACTGGGGCGCAAGAAACGGATCATGGAAGAAAGACGAGCCGAAAACGGTCGACGTGGAACCTAAAAACGACTCAAAAAAAGACGACGCCGGGGGCGCAAAAGAAACCGGCAGCAAAGTGCTTGACGGGCAGAAAGCGCTCAATCTGCCTCCGTATGTCGCAGATGATGAAGAGCCTTGGTGGCAGGAAGGGAGCGTTTCGTAATGAATCTCGTTAAGTCTTATGACTATTTTCAGCCCGAGAAGTGCCGCGACCGTATCCATGTGATCGGTTGCGGTGCTGTGGGCAGCACCGTTGCGGAAAATCTGGCTCGTATGGGTCTTACTCGTATCACGCTTTACGATTTCGATAAAGTGGAGAGCAAGAACATTGCCAACCAGATGTTCCGCGATTGCGATATCGGAAAGGAAAAGGTCGACGCAGTTGCAGAGCAGCTCAAGCTCATCAATCCCGAGATTGAAAAGGACCTCGTGATCGAGCGGGACGGTTATACCGATCAGAAACTCAACGGGTATGTCATTCTCTGCGTCGACAATATCGATCTTCGGCGCGAGATCGCAACCAAGAACAAAACGAATTCCAATATCAAAGCGATGTTCGACTACCGTATTCGCATGACGGACGCGCAGCACTACGCAGCGGATTGGGCAGATCCCGTTCAGGTCGATGCCTTCCTCCGCAGTATGGAATTCACTCATGCAGAAGCGGAAGCGGCAACGCCTATGTCCGCTTGTCACGTCACACTTTCCGTGGTCACGACCGTCCGGACGATCGTAGCTTTCGGTGTGCAGAACATGATCGATTTTATTCGCAGCGGCGGCGAGCAGATCAAAAAGCTGATGCTCGTTGACATGAATCACGCTGCGGTCGATGCGTTCTAAAAAAATAAATCTAACTTTGCAATGCATAATTGGTAAACCACCAATGCGCTTACGTCACACGAAGCGTATCAAAAAGTAGGAACCAGCACTGGCTGCCGGGGAGGCGCCTTCCGACAGGAGATCGACATCATTGCCGGAAATAAAACAATTTCTATAGAAAGTCGAGCGAGTTCAGAGTCAGAAGCCCATTAACACGAGCAGCCCAAGAAGGAAACCACTCAACATCGCCAGCCTCAGGCCTCTCCCGCGGTAACCCGCCGGCGCACGCTGGCCAGGATACACTCTATTGTCAGATTGCAAAGGAAAGGAGATTATATGCCTTACTTCACATTCCCTGCCCCGGTTCGATATCCGCAGATCACGCTTGATGATCTTCTCTCGATGGATCTCAACTCGGATCGCGATTACGGGCCGATCGGCAAGGTCGGAGATACCAGAACGTATTTCCAGACCGCCGTTCCGAACAAAATGAAAGATGTGAGCTTGAAGGGCGCCAGAGTTTATGCTTTGGCGTCCTTCTGCCGTAAATACGAGAATCTCTATCGAGTTCCTCGCCACAGTTTATATCACAGCTTTTCGATTCCCAAGCGCAACGGAAAGTCCCGTCAGATCGATGCGCCGCTTGAGCCTCTCATGGTTGCACTGCGCGAGCTGAAAACGATTTTCGAAACGCAGTTCAACGCATCTCACCACACCTCCGCCTTCGCTTATGCACAGGGTCGAGCCGCTGTGTCCGCAGTCCAGAGACACCAGCAGAACGACAGCAGATGGTTTTTGAAGCTGGATTGTTCCAACTTCTTCGGAAGCACCACAAAGGACTTCACGTTGCGAATGCTGTCTCTCATCTGGCCGTTCAGCGAGATCATGGAGGATTCTTCCGCCCGTCCATTCCTCGAAAGAGCAATCGACCTTGCGTTTCTCGATGGCGTTCTCCCGCAAGGCACTCCCCTCTCCCCTATGCTGACGAATATCATCATGATCCCATTTGACCACGAGGTTTCCAATTCGCTTCGCAGCTTTGGCGGCAACCATCTCATCTACACGAGATACGCAGATGACCTCACGATCTCCTGCCGGTATGACTTCAAGTGGACAGATGTTTCGAAGTTTATCGAGCAGACCTTCGCAAAGTTTGACGCACCATATCGTCTTAATTATGAGAAAACTCATTACGGTTCCTGCGCGGGGCGCAATTGGATTCTCGGTGTCATGTACAACAAGGATAGAAAAATCACCCTCGGAAAGAAGCGTAAGGACGCGCTGCGCGCTTCGATCTGTGATTACGTGAGAAATCGTGGAACGGATCATGCGTGGGGCTTTTCGGATCTCAAATCACTCGACGGTACGATCTCGTATTTCAATTCCATCGAGCCGGAGTATACCAGAGCACTTCTGGATCATTATCGGGTAAAACTCGGTGTTGATATTCTCCCAGCGCTCCGATCAGATATCAAGAAATTCACTGCCGTCTAAGCGCGGCAGCTTCACAAAACAAGTAATGTTTGCGTTTTCAAAACCGCAAAGCAGCGACGTAACACGCGCTGTATCACAAAGTCAGAACGAGCACAGCCTGTATGGAAGGATCAGTGCCCGTCTTCAGAGTCTCGTGACACCAAGCTTCTCGTTGTTGTCAAGGGAAATCCAGTCGAAATATGCCTAAACAAGAAGGTCGAGTCGCAAATCCAATGATAAAATTCGAGTCCCAATCCTGCCTCAGCCACTGAGAAGACTCGGTCGTCATCTCTGAACTCAGTCATCTACACCCTCTTCAGTTGTTTTGTGAAAACCAAATTCCGCATTGCAGATTTTGAGCATTACTACATACCAGCTCAAGCGTTTTCGTCACACGAAACGCAACACAATGGCCCACGGTTCGAGCCTTAGTTTGAAGTTGCTGCGCAACTTCAAACACACTTTTTCTTTCGTACCGTGCAATGGCTACGAACAATCTAATATAGATCATTCTCCGCCATTGAAATGCGGAATCAGCACGGGCGACCGTGCTTTTTCTATAGGCCGGAAATACAAGTACATATCCGGCCCGACGGCACTTACGCCGATGTGTAAGTCGGAACGGGAGCCGAGGCCACGGCTCCCGTTTCCAAAATCAGAAAGGAGGCAGCCAAACAATATGAATAAGTTCAAGGTTGGTGATTGGTGTGAAGTCGTCGGCGTGCAAGACGGTCTCGTGGAGGGCGTCGGCCAGGTCGGCGAAGTTGTGCGTGCCTTCGACACCGCTGCTGTGCTGCGATTCCCGGACCGATTCTCGGACAAGTTGCATTCTGGCTCCGGTATCGACAAAGAACGTCGCTGTTGGAACTTTGCGCGAGAACACCTTCGCCCGGTTATTTCTATCGATTTTACGCCGGACATCGGCAGCTTATTGTGAGGTGCAAAATGAAGCCACAATATATCCCAAATGGCACTTTGGTTGCTTTCAATCGAGATCACTCATACTCTTCTCGCTACGGGGAGGCCATGTGCGAGGTTTTTGACCGCAAGGACGACTATGATGGCGGTTCGGTGTATCTACTTCGCTTTTGCGATGGCGTTTCCGAGGGCATTGTCAGGGAATTCTGCGGACGCGGAACGAGAGAATTTCACTGCCACGTATGTTATTTCGAGCTCGCGGAGGATCTTGAAATCGATCCGATTTCTGTTTCTGAATTACTTTAAGGGAGGTATCTATGGGTTATTACACTTATTACACACTCAATATCGACGGCTACCCTCACAGGCGGCTTACCGAGGAAGAGGTCTCCGCCATCGACGCCGAAATCAAACTGATGGACGTCTTCGCGGACGGCAATTGCTACGATGGGTACTTCTCCGAGGATTTGAAATGGTACGAGCATGATAATGACATGATGTTTCTTTCCAGCCGTATTCCGGACGTGCTTTTTTCTCTTCATGGGGAGGGTGAATCGCAGGAGGATCTGTGGAACGCTTACTATCTCAACGGCAAGATGCTGTATTGCCCAGCAGATATCTGTTACCCCCCATTCGATGAATCGCAGCTCGGCAGTGCCATTGTCGATAGCGGCGAACGGTATTCTTATCAGACAAAGGAATCTCCGCCGCGAACCAAACCGGAAGAAATCGTTGTCGATGCCAACGCGCTTCTCTGAATCAAAATCAAATAGGAGGTTATCCCGATGACCGGTACTTATCAAACCGCTGACGGTGTTCAGCATTCTCTCGGCAGTCCGAAGAACCTTGCCGTTTATCGCAAGATCGTTACAAAGGAGATCCATGCCGATATCACATCCATTGTTCACGGCTGCCTTGACGCAGATGCAATGTGCGATGAAAATCCCGTGATCGATATCGCTGAGTTTCTCGGCAGCGGTGGCAAGCATGAATGCCCGTTCTGCTCTGCCATCATCACGGAAGATGACGTAGAAAGCAATCTCGAAGAGATTTTGTTTTCTACCCCGATCGACTATGACGATTACAATCCCGAAGAGCCGTATATGTGTCCCATCTGCGGTGCGATGCACACGACAGAAGAGAACGCCCGTTTGTGCTGCGCGGACGCCAAAGTGTATCGGTGCCCGGATTGCGATTCTCTGATCAAAGACGAAGATCTCGATGATCTGTCTGTTCCGGTCGATGCGCAGCAGTGGCTTGTTGTCTCTAAATGGCTCGGCAAATGCCTCGCCGCGATCGGTGAACAGGTTTTGCTGACAGACGAGGGAGCATACATCTGGGCGCGCGAGAAAAAACAGCCCGAACCGCAAAACGATATCAAAATTGCAGCCGTGTGTGCCGCGGTCGGTATTCTTGAGGGTCAATCCAATTATCGGGAGGTCAAATCGTGAGAAAATTCAATCTCGGCGATTGGGTATACGTGGTCGATGATGTCGAAGACAGCTGTAATCTGATGGGCAACTCCCGTTGGGACAGAGAGAATATCAAAAGCAAAGCCGGCAAGCGCCTCAAGATCACATGGGATTATGGGACGATGCGGTATCGAGATGGCGATTCTGATTATGCTCACGCTTATCGGGTTTCCGGTTATTGGTTTGCCGAGCATGAGCTGATGAGCCTCGAGGAACATCGCGCTTATGCAAAGGCTTTCGGTAAAGACTTCGCAAAAGATGCGCTGTCGTTGTTGTGAGGAGGTTTTTACATATGCATTTCGAACCAACTTTTCACACCCGCAACGGCGACCCGACGGGCTCCTTGTGTCAATCATGTCAAAAAGCAGTTCCGCATGATGAATGCCGTTGCTCGTGGAGTGACCACTTCGAGCCGGTCGATGGGTGGACGGCAATTCCCACCCGCATTATCGAGTCCAAGGACGGAGATGAAGATTCTTTTGCGAGTTTCTGCGTCACGGATTGCCCGGAGTTTTTAGAAGACGAGCCCAGAGATCGGTATCAAGAAGAGGACGAAGAAGAGCCGGAAGAGCAGTCCGATTTGGAACCCATCTACAAAGGTCATTCCCTTTTCGGTGTCTCTTACTGCAAATACTCTCTCGCCGTTCTCTGTGGTCGTGGGCCAGGAGATGATTGCTGGCTCTGCGGCTGGAACCCGGAAGTTGACAGTGAACGCAGAAAGAATCTGAGAAAGGAGGTCTCATGAGCACTGATATCTCGATCGTCGATGTGATCGACGAAGCCAGAAAATCCGCTCCACTCACCTACGCGGAGCTTCAGAAAGAAAATGAAGAACTCAAGCGGGAATGTGTCGCGGCGCGGTCGATTATCGACACGCTTCAGTGGAAACTTGACTGCGCCCTTGCTCTTCTCAAACAGAATGACGGCGCGGAAATTCGTTTCGTTGGGGAAAACGGAAAGGAGGAAGGCGAAAATGGCTTATAAAAGTATGTTTTCACGCGCGCAAATCGAGTCCATGCTGCCCGATATCATCGATATCTTGTGTCCGTTTGAGCTCACGCAGCATGGCTCGAGATACGATATTTATCACAATCCGAGCATGAAGAATGAGATCGGCGTTCGCGCCTATAGGAGTTTTCCGTTTTCCGCGCTCGCTACGTGGTTAGAGCGCGGTGATCTCATCAACGGCAAAACGTTTAATGATTGGTATGCGGAATCTCTTGCAATGAGCGTCGGTGTCGACGACGTGGAGGCGCTGCTATGACCACACGAGATTTGATCGATGATTTCATCGCCCACATTGCCGATATGCCAGATGCTGTTTTGAAAGACAAGCATGCAACCTACCGCAAGTGGACGATGCATTATGATCCCGTCCGCAGCGTTCTCGCACTCACTTGCTTTGGATTTGGGGGGAACAGAGAATTTACTTATGCCAAGAAAAGAGAGTATTTTGAATTCATCTTTGAAGCAGACAACTTTATGGTCGATGACATGTCCGGAGAAGACTGGTTCCTCTCGTGGCGCGATGGGCCGGATCTTGAGATCACCGGATTGGAGGAGCTCTTATGAGAAACGAATACGAATTTCAGGTTGGCGATGAAGTCGAAATTCTCCCAAGCATGGAGGATTGGACCTATTGTGTCTTCCCAATGAAGGAATATTTTCGCAGAACTGCAACCATTACTCGTGTGGAAATTGACAGAGACAACGAGTTCTACATTCAAAGCGGGTACCGAGTCTGGATCGACATAGATAATGGATGCTATTTTTGGAGCCCAGATCATCTCGCTCCAATCATTGTGGATTTCGATCCGACAGCCGTATCCGAACTTCTGTAACCGGAGGAGGTGAATCAAGTTGTTTGTAAAAATCCTTTTCTGCGCTGTCTTCTCCATTTGCTTTTTGTTCACCCTGCTCGCTATGTTGGTCGGATATTTCGATCGAAGCGGCGCTACCTGCAAAATTAGATTTTCCGATTTCAAAACATGGTATCCTCTCGCTCCCGATAAATGGGACATCAATGACATGGACAACTTTGTGACGAAACGTGGGCATTTCGAGCAAGTAGACGGGAACACAAAATATATTTCAGGTGTGTGCTGCTATTTCGGGCTGTTCGATTATATGCGATACAAAGTCTGGAGGCACAAGAGAAAGACCAACAGCGAACGGCTAAATAAGTATCAAGAAAAAGAAAGTCTGTTGCGTTCCGTCCAGCTGGATATCGACGCTGCGATGGAGCAGGTACAGCGAGATCGCGAAGACGCAGTGGAAATACTTCGCCGTGTTGCTGAGAATCCGGACCCGGAATCCCCTGTTGAAGATTTCATGAAGATCTGGCGCGGTATCAAAATCCATTAAGACCTACGTCGGGTTGGTCGAGTGGTTGATGACGCCGGTCCTGAAAACCGGTAACGCGCAAGCGTTCTTCGGTTCGAATCCGAAACCCGACGCCAAGGGCGGTCTATCCTCCGCCCTGTTCCTTTCATTTACATGGATTGTCAACCCATACTACGAGCGAACTGTATGGGCCCCTTCGGGGTGAAGGTGATCGCTCGGCAGGTTACGCCGCTCCTGTCAAAGTGAAAAGCGGTTTTATCTGGGTGTAGCGCAGTTGGTAGCGCGCCTGACCTGGGCTCAGGAGGCCGGGAGTTCGAACCTCCCCACTCAGACCATGGCCGCCGATTGGGATGCTCGTGCGAAAAAATCGTTAACATGACAGAACATACCCCGTGCCGTGCAGCATCTTCATTGGTGGAAGATGTCACCACGGGTCTGTCGGCTAATGTGTTTGACCCACAAACACAAAAAGAGCATGAGGCCTGCCCCTCTCAAAAGTCGGATAAGAGAGGAAGAGAACGGGAGCCCGTTAAGCGTTCTGCGGGTGATCAATACTCGCGATTTTGATCGCCTATTCTTCGGGGTCGTTGGTTTCGAGGTGGCTTTATACTGGAGACGCTCGCGGGGCCTCCAGTTCCGCCTCGGAACCGCCATTTAGCGTCGTAGCCAAGCGGTAAGGCAACAGACTTTGACTCTGTTATTCGTTGGTTCGAGTCCAACCGGCGCTGCCAGTGAGATGCAACAATGAACGGGATCATAGGACTGCGTTTCAATTCGCAGACAACCGAACTTACCGACTGCGTTTCAATTCGCAGACGCCGTTTACCGGCGAAACAAAAGCATCTCATTCAAGACAAGTGAGAGTTAAATGCTGCCGAACAAAGGAATAGCCTTTCAGGAATTTGCGCCAGCGCCGATCCTGTTTACCGGTCTCAATGCGTATGTACAGCGTGCAGCAGCCGGCTTACAAAAAGGAGAAAGTGAAATGAATATTGCATTTTGGATCGTCGTTGCTTGTCTTCTGATCGGGCTGTGGTTTCTCCTCAGCTCTTTTTTCAGCGAGATCGGCGACATGTCCTACGGCCTTTTCAAACGAGCGAAGGACGAAATGAACCGTGTCGAGGAAGACGACGAAGAATCGGTCGAGTGTGTCGATGACACTGTAGATAATACATATCAAACGGAGGAAAACAAACATGCGTAAAGGACTTATTGGAGGGGTCATCACCGGAATCGGTATCATCCTCGCCGTCATCTGCCTCATCGTCTGTGTGGAGAAGGTCCCAACGGGCTATGTAGGCGTCGTTTACAACATGAACGGCGGTGTTGACGGTGAGGTGCTGAGCCAGGGATGGCATCTCGTCTCCCCGACGAAGAAGGTTACCACCTACTCGATTGGCCTTGAGCAGTCGTATCTGACCAGCGAGGACAAGGGCGACTCCCCTCACGACGAGAGCTTTTCGATTCCGACTTCCGACGGCAAGACTGTCAGAGTCAATCTCGAATTCTCCTATCGTTTCGACGAAGCGCGCGTTGCTCAGACGTTTACGACGTTCAAAGGCAAATCCGGTGACAAGATTAAGGATTCGTTTATCAAACCCAAGATCGTTGCCTGGACGCAGGAAGTCTCTGCCAACTACCCCGTCACGGATATCTTCGGTGACAAGCGTACGGAGATCAACGCAGAACTCGATACCTATCTTCGCAATAAATTTGACCAGTATGGCATTATCATTGACACCGTGAATTTCACGGATATCTCGGTCGATGACGAGACCGCAGCGGCCATTCAAAAGAAGGTCACCGCTCAGCAGGAGCTCGAGCTTGCCAATATCGAAGCGCAGACCGCCAAGGTGCAGGCTGAGAAGGAACGTCAGGTCGCCGAAATCAACGCCGAAAAGAAGATCATCGATGCGAACGCCAAGGCAGAGGTCATGAAGATCGAGGCTGAGGCAGAGGCTCAGGCTAACCGCGAGATTGCCGCTTCCCTCACTCCCACTCTGGTCGACAAGATCAAGTATGAGCGTTGGAATGGTGAACTCCCCACGGTGTCTGGTGGCAGCTCCATTGTGAGCATCGAACCGTAATGAATATAGCAAGTGGCAAGCACCAACCGCCAGATTGGCTGGTGCCTATTTTGTACATGCTGATTGGCATTGCGGTCTGTTCAATTCTCGTATTAGTTGTTGGCGGTCCGCTTTGGCTTGCGCTCAAGCATGAAAGTATAGCTTATCTGCTGTGGTGGGTTATTCCTGTTGGCGCAGGAATTGGCCTCGAGCTGTATAGCGAAGAATTCTAAACCGGCGCCGCAGCGGTTATCTGCGGCAACTTGCTGGAATAGCTCAAATAGGTAGAGCGTCGCATTTGTAAAGCGAGGGTTGTCGGTTCGAGCCCGGCTTCCAGCTCCACTTGTGGCCGTAGTGTAATCGGTAACACCTCAGTCCTCCAAACTGATATCGCGGGTTCAAATCCCGTCGGCCACTCCATGACCTTTTGCAAGGTCAACCCTCTTTCCTTGGGAGCCGTCGTTCGTTGTCATGCGACGGCTCCCTGATTTTTTCTCTAAAAGCGATTTGGGAGCTGATTTTGGGAAAATAAAATGCCATTTTCCACTTAGGGGAGGGTAAAAAATCTTTATGCAATACATTGTGACGAAATTCATTTGAAAGTACCACATATTGTGTTTTTCTTGCTAATAAAACTACAATTTGAAAACAAACGATATTTTAGGAGGTCGTATAGCTTGAAATTTTCGCCAATTGAAGAGTATGTCTCCAAGGACGAGGTCATTTCGCTTTTGGAAGACAAACAACGCGAGCTTTGTCCAGTTGGTCGCTATGGCCGCGGTTGGGTTTATGGAAGTGATCGCGACGAATACGACCGCTGGCAGGAATTGATCGATCAGGTTGACCACCTCAAGACAGTTGGGGTGGTCAACTCATTTCCCGCCGCAGTTGGCGATGGCTCAATTGATATCACTGTGCCAAGCGACTTGTTATAAGGAGGACTAACGGTGACTGGTTACATTCCCCGCGATGCACTGATGGAACATAGCGGTTGGTACAACTTAACTACAGGGAAAAGCATTCACGGTGTGCAGGATTTTGAGATTGCTGCTATTCCAGCCGCCGCTGTCGTTCCTCTTCAAGACCTCAAGCAGCTTCGCGACGAGCTATATGAAAACGACGCCATCTTGATGAGCGGCCTCCGAATGCTCAACCAATTTATCGCAGAACACGAAAAGTAATAACGAAAGGAAATCCTCGATGACAGTTTATCAGGTGTCATACTCTCGCATCGATTGGAATTTGTATTTCAGTGGATCTATGCAGTGTTACTGCACTGCTACTAAACTGTTTTCAACAAGCGATGCGGCTGCAAAATTCGTTGCCGATGGCCTCTATGAGTGGGTGCCCACATGGCGTGAAAATGTTTGCGTGAAGGACCCAGGAGCCGGAAAGATTGAAGAGATCTTATTGGAATGAGAAAAGAGGAAATTCAATATGCCGTCAATTTACAAAATGAGAAAACCTCGCGTTAAGAACAAATACAACCTGACCGTCAGCAAGATCAAGAAACTCAAAATCAAGGATCGTTCTCTGATTTGTGAGCCTCTCTTCTGCCGCAACAATGTGATCTCGGCGTGGTGTATCCACGGCCACGCCGGAACTGACGCTGATGTGAATTTTTGCACTGACAATGAGTTCTTCATCGGTATCTACGACGAAGACGCGCCAGCTTATGCTGGGAAATTCCGCGTGAGTTTCGACTGCTACGGCGGTATGTGCAGCTACAAATTTGAAAAGTTCTTTCAGCCTCAGGACATCGGCTACCTGAACGATCTTCTCATTCAGGAGCGTTTCCTTGAGAAGATCAATGAACTTTTAGATAAAGGAATTCTGGAGGTGCCGTGATGAGCGAGTATCGATTTCAAGAGGGAGATCATGTCAGGATCAAGCTCTCCGGAGATTTAGCGGCCCAATACAATGTGGAAGTTGGAAACGGTTTCTTCCCTGACGAACCCTTTAGTCTCGGGTGGCTGCCCGAGATGTGGCCGCTTTGTGGGCATGACTTTGTCTTACAAGAAAAAGACAAAGACGGCGAAGACGACGACTATGCTTGGTGGGTCTATGACAACAGATATAGTTTAGACGAGGACTGGCTGGAACCATTTGAGGAGCCTGTCGACATCAACATTGGGGATTTGCTATGAGAAAGTGTTTACCGATCGATTGTGTATTGGAGGTTGACTGACAATATGGAAACAAGTATCAGCGAGTTTAGAGGCGAGTATTATTTTCTGAGCAACTTCTACTCGGCCCCGGTCATCTACAAAGGAATGTGTTTTGAGAATAACGAGGCGGCGTTTCAAGCGGCTAAATGTCCAGAGCGTATGGCTGAGTTTTGCCGTCTGAATCCGTCAGCGGCAAAGAAGCTTGGGCGTAGTGTTAAGCTCCGTGGTGACTGGGAGGCGGTCAAAGATACCGTTATGTATGAGATTTGCAAGGCAAAGTTTTCACAGAATCCTGATTTGGCAGACAAGCTTGTTGCGACTAAGGACGTCGAACTCATTGAGGGGAATACTTGGGGCGACCACATCTGGGGTGTCTGTGATGGCTTTGGAGAAAATCGCCTTGGGAAAATCCTTATGCGGGTCAGATCAGAAATGTGGTGTGAGCTATGAAGAAGGCTGACACCTATAGAGGAGGACTCGGTTGGCAGTCCGAGTTCAGCCGCAGATATGCTTGTTGGGCGAACAATCATAATGGCTGGGCTAAAATGAAGAAGGCCAATAAGCGCATTGCCAAGCGCCGCCTGAAACAAGACATCGACAAGATGATGATGAGAGAGGAGTATGAATTGTTATGAGCTATTGGACTTACATTCACGGCTCCATTCTGGTTGACACGTGTTCTCGCTCTACGCCGGAAACGCTTTATAAAGTACAGACAGTTTTGAACCATCTCCCCCGGATTTCCGGTTCTGAAGGGCCAGCAAAGTTCTACCCCATCCTCCTGGACGGTCATTCACACAGCTCTACACACGACGAATTTGAACGGCTTTCCAATCTGGGAGACCGCCGCAATTCTCGCTATGGGTGGTTCGAAACGCAGACCCATTGTTTTATTGCTTTGCACGGGGAGCTTCGAGATAGAATGCTCGAACAGACGCTGCGCGAGACCACAAAAGCACTTTCCCGATTGTCTTCTCGGCTGTGGGTAGAGGAATGCCTCATCACCGTCAACGGGTTCGACAAGGATTTCCTGTTCAACAACCCGGAGTGGCTTCACGACAACTACGACTCAGAGTGGACAAGTGATCTGCTGTGGGAATTTAAGGACGGAGCAATCTGACTCAATAAGGAGGGAATAGCATGTTACGTACAGTAGTTGCAATAGAGCGTGACGCAATGGACGTTCGTGTCCTCACGCTTCAATTTGATGTTCCGGACGCAAAGTTCGATTTGAAAGATGCAGTCTGTAAGGCGTCGACCGATTACTGCAAAACCCCAGATGGCAAAAAGATCTATGACTATAATTGCTCCTATTTCAACTTGGCTGACTTCGCCATGAGCGTCCCTCAGGAGTTTTGCGAGAGGTATGGATTTAAGAGAATCGACTCTGTTGTTAGCGACATCGAAATCGACTGGGATGAACAGTTGGTTGATGATTCTCAACTTGAGGATAGTGGCGAAGACTAAGTCTGGACAACCGACTAAAAGGCAAAAAGAGATTTACGAAAGGACTGTTTATACATATGGCAGTTACATTTGATTTGGAAGATAAGTCTACGGTAGCTATGTGGTGCTGGGCCATGGCTCGGAAAAGGGATTTGCTTCTCGAACAGAATGCCCCGCCTTCCGATATTGCGTTCCTTGACAACGCATTTGAGATGCTGTGTGATGGCAAAACCGTTCAGCTCGAACAGCTGTGGAGCCGTCTCGACTGTGTTGCGGATGATGTCGTCTGCGCGGAGATGGATAAGGCGTATCGGGAAGTATATGGAGAAGGCCAGAACGATGAGGATCTTTGGACTGACTCAGAATATGAACCCATTGATGAGTCCACGCCGCACATTACGCTTGTCACCAAACAGACCCGCAAGCGCGACAAACGAAAGAAGGACGAAAAGCGTCGCATGTACGCCAAGACTTCTTATACCTGCGGGACGCCCCGCGTGAAAGGTGCCTCTGAGTACGTCCTCCCAGCCAGACAATACAACTGGAAGAAGTGCTTGAAAACAAAGGCGAATCGCAAAGTCCGCCATCATAAGGGTTACCTTCCCAGAGGCAACGGCTACAAGAAGTTTGATGACAGCCTTTGGTGCTGGTGGTAAGAAGGTGCAGCGATGATTCGAAAGACGATTTTCTGCTGCCAATTCTGCGGTGAGGAGTTCTCAAAGCAGGAAGATTGCCGCGCTCACGAGGCGGTACATTATGGCCTAACCACGGAAGAATTCGACCACTGGCTTGTGCTTTCGATGAGAGCTGCTTCTGCGGGGACATCCGTTGGCATGTACAACAATTCAGGCACAAGAGCCGCTTTTGATAAGGCTATTAAGGCCTTGTGCGATTTCGAAGCTGAGCATAATCTCGACGACAAGAAGTGCCCAAAGGATTGGGTGTTATGAAAGAGATTGTGTAGCGAACCGTTAGAAGAGAAAACGCATGATGGGGTATGTTCCCATCTTCTCCTCTATCATAAATGAGAGGAGGTGCGACGAAAATGATTAAGGGTTTCAAGATACGTTTATACCCAACGAAAGAGCAAGAGCAACTGGTATGGAAGTATATTGGTTGTTGTCGTTTTATTTGGAATTATATGCTGGCATTACAAGAAGAGCGACATCAGAACGGAGAAAAACACCTCTCCGGGTTCGACATGAACAATCTTCTCAAACCTCTAAAGAACGACGGAGAACATGAATGGCTAAAAGAGGTGCCTAATGCTTCTTTACAGCGCTCATGTGGTGATTTGGCTGATGCGTACGGACGTGGCTTCAAGAAGATTTCACGCTTTCCAAAGTTCAAAAGCAAGAAGAGGGCGCAAGCAGCGTACCCGGTGCGCTGTGACGGGGTGCATTTTCTTGATGTAAGCTTCGTCAAAATTGAGAAACTCGGTAAGGTGCGCTATAAGACCGACTTCGATCTTCCCAAAGGCCGTGGCGTCAAGTTCTCTAATCCTCGTATTTCCAACAAAAACGGCAAATGGTTCCTGTCATTCGGCATGGAGTGCGAAAACCAAGCGCCCGCGCTGAACGACTATAGTGTTGGAATAGATTTAGGTATCAAAGAAACCGCTGTGGTAGCGTATGGTGACGAGCAACTCGTCTTCCACAACATCAATAAAAGTAAGAAAGTAAGACAACTCAAGAAACGCATGAGGCATTTGCAGAGGTCTATCTCGCGAAAGTACGAAACTAACAAACAAGGCAATACTTTTGTTAAGACGAATAATATTGCTCGTCAAGAGGACGAGCTTCGCAAGATGTACACACGTCTTACCGGCATTCGCATGAATTACATACATCAGATGACGCACCAGATCGTCATGCTACTCCCATATAGAGTGGTCATGGAGGATCTGAACGTGCAAGGTATGATGAAGAACAGGCACCTGTCAATGGCAATCCAAGAGCAGTGCTTTGCTGAGATCATCCGACAGATGAGGTACAAGTGCGAGTGGAACGGTATTGAGTTCATACAAGCTGATAGGTTCTATCCGAGTAGCAAGACATGCTCCAATTGTGGCTGTATCCACAAGGGTCTAACGCTCAAGGATAGGACTTTTATTTGTCCTGAATGTGGTTTTACGATTGATCGCGACTACCAAGCAGCACTTAATCTGAGCAGGTACGCAGCCTAAGACGTAGAGGGGCTGTGGCCTTGAGGTGTCGTTGCACCTCTAAGCTGTGGAGGGCTATACAAACGCAAGTAGCTTCGGCAAAAGCGGGCTCTGTGAAACAGTAAGTTATCGTTTATGCGATTAACACAACGGACGCACGTGTTTTCGTCTACAATGACGACGGTGACAAGTACGAATTAAAACTCGAAAGGAGTTCCTCATGAATAAGCTCAAGTTGGACTACACCTGTACCGATCCAGATTGCTCTCAGTACAGAGCAAAGATTTCCAACACCAGATACAGCTTCATCGAGTATCGGGAGTGGTTTGGAAATTACGTCGTATGCCACGCCGTCGTCGATCTGCAAGACTACTCGCTGGATGAGATCTGCAGGTACTGTTCTGCATACTACGACTCGCTGGAACAGATGGTTGCGGATTATGGTTTTCGTGGCGCGCTCGCCATCATGGCGGAATGCATTTTCGAGTCTCTGAGCTTCGATGAAATGGAGTTCAACTCTGAGCAGCGAAGCGGAGGCGCCGCAAACAAGTTCATTCACGAATGGATGGAAGGCTGATTGTATGAAATGCGGAGGCTGTAATAATTCAATTAGAGTAGGATGCTCATATGATGTGACCAAGGTACAGTGCCCAATAACCGGGGAGGTTAATGGTTTCTTTGATGAGTGTGACATTACAGAAAGGCAAAAGCTCATTTGGTTATTGAGTTGGAAAAGTATTGATACTCCATCCGATGTGGAGTATGTTGCCGACTGGTTATTATCCAATGGCGTTTCCGTATTATGAAAGGATTCTTTATGAAATATTTGGAATCAAAGGTTTTAATAATTCAAAGGAGGGTGTCCTATGCGACATTTGGCAACAATCCGTGA